CGCGCCCGTGGTGTTCGAGTAGAGCGCCAAATGACCGAATGCGCTGTTGGACGAGGCCGTAGTGTTTGAGCGGAGGGCAGCATACCCAAAGGCGCTGTTGTATTGACCCGTATCGTTCGAGAAGAGGGCGTAATACCCGAAGGCGTTATTGTAGGATGCCGTAGTGTTCGAGTAGAGGGCGTAATGACCGAAGGCGTTGTTGTACTCGCCCGTGGTGTTCGAGCGGAGGGCAGCATGCCCGAATGCGCTGTTGGACGCGCCCGTGTTGAAGTAGAGGGCCTGATACCCAAATGCGCTGTTGTAGAATGCCGTCGTGTTCGAGTAGAGGGCCTGATACCCGAAGGCGTTGTTGCGCTGACCCGTGTTCGAGTTGAGGGCGTTTTCGCCAAAGGAATACGAATACGTTGCATAGTCAATCAGCCCCGCCCGCACCCCGTCCAGCGTGAACTCGACCGTCTCCGGGCCGGCGCTGCCTACCGCGATGGAGAAGTAGCGCTTGGCATCGGTTACCTCCCAGCCGTAGACACGGAACTCGGGGGTGTCGCCGAGCGAGATGCCAGAATGAACGAGCAGGTTCGTCCCGTCAGTGTTCAGGTGGAGATCTTTCCACTCGGCATCGTAGTCCGCATCGGAAGCCTTTCTCAAAACCGAGTATGCCGAACCGCCTGGCGGAAGATCCATGCCAGGAACGGCCCGCCTGAGCTGCAATGGCCCTGGTTGGCGCTTCCACATACTACTCTCTCAGTGCTCTCTGGACGTGACCATGCGCGACGAGATGCCCAGCCACATCGGCCTTGATCTCGATCGTGTCTCCTGGGAAGAACACAGCTTGTGCCAGGACGCGGTGATACCCCTCGTTCCTGATCACCTCCATTCGCATAGGGGTCGTGGAGCTGTTGATCCTCAGCTCGACGTAGTAGTTGGTAGTCGAGCTGGAACTCCCGACGAGCAGCTCCACCTCATCCCATAGAACTCTTGAGTCGCTTGGGACGAGATGGACCTTCTCCCATGTGTCGGGTACCGTCATCGGGTTCTCGTTCTTCAGGCGGCTCAGCTGAGCGATGACCATGCGTCTCATGCGAATCGCCTCATCCACAGGAGCCAGTCGATCTCGTCTTGGGTCGAATCGGTAGAAAGGCTCTTTCGCAGATCATCAATCTCACCCTGAATCTTTGCGTCCAGGGCTTCAATCGCCTCTCGCTGCCGATCCGATTCCACGCCAGGGTTGTAGATCGGTGCTCTGCCGCCACCCACATCATCAACCATGCTGAGTCTCCAGCAGAGCCCGGTAACCGAGCAGGTGGATGTGGAGCGGAACCAGGTGCCCGTGTCTGGACACCTCGAACTGGAAGAAGACCGAGCGGTACGGCGTGCTCATCAGGCGCTCGCCGTCGTCCATCTCGACCAGCGAGATGTCGTTCGGCGTGCTGGCCCGGTCCAGGTAGATCGCCAGCTGGATGTAGCCGCCGATCTCCTCGTCGAAGAACAGATCCAGGAGATGCGATCGCTGCGTGCGAACGAACTTCTCCATCCCGAAGATCTTCGACTGCCACCTACGAACCCAGCCCCCCAGGTAGACCCCATCGGTCGCAACCAGTCCGCTGGCCGCTTCCGCCAGGTACAGGCGGGCCTGCGTCCCCGAGACCGTCTCCACACGGACCACTGTTCCCTCGGCAACCGGGCGCTCCACCGTCTCCGTCGTCCCGTCCGCCAGGGTGAGCGTCGTGTCCCGCGTGAACAGCACCGGCATTCCGACGATGCCATCCCCGGTTGGATCGAGAGAGAGGCTGCCGGTCTTCTGGATCACCACCTGAGCCCCAGAAACACCGATCACAGAGGCCGTCTGATCCCCGAACCCGCTCTCCCCGCATCGGATCGCTCCCTCCTGGTCCAGCTTGGTCACGAAGCCCTGCATCGTCCCGGCATAGACCTGCTGCTGCTCCGTTCCCGGGTCGTCCCCGGAGAGCAGGGCCGTGATCCCCTCCTGGTGCGAGAGCAGGGAGCCCACCGGGATCTGCTGGCGGGAGTACGGCGTGTCCGTCACCTCGAAGGTGTAGATCCTCTTCGGGAAGCTGAGAGCCGACTCCTGCGACGTGAAGAGCACCTGGTTTCGGCTGCGGTCGTAGCACCCAGCGATGGAGGAGAGGGCCTCCGCATCCAGGTCGCGGAAGGCCCCCTCCATCATCGGGCTCACGTAGACCGACCGGAGCGAAGTGTCCACCATGTAGATCCCCTTCTCCGCACGGAAGAAGAGGGCATCGTCGAACTCCACCACCGCAGTCGGGCCGACCGCTCCGGTGTTGCTCTGGATCCTACGCAGCCTGGCGGCTTCCCGGACGCCCACCAGGGCGAAGTCCAGGGAGAACGTCGCATCCCGCTGGAAGACGAACGTGCGCCCCAGCAGGTAGCCTAGCGCGGTCACCGGGGAGCCATCGCGACTCTCGCACACCTCCCGGCTCGTCCGCAGCACACTCCAGGGCTTGAACCCATCTGACCACGCGATCGCCTGGGGAGCCTCGCGCAAGCCCCCGTAGATCATCCGGCCCTCGGTCGCGATCATCGATCGGCACACCGGGGGTTCCGCCCGGAGCCAGTCCAGCGTCGGCTGGAACGGCAACCAGGTCAGAGAGGGGTTCACGTCCACCTGGGATGTTCGGTTGTCCTTCAGCTCAGCCGAGAGGAAGAGCACGCTCCCGCCGGCGAGAGACTGGTAGATCCTTCGCCAGAGCCTCGGCCGGTCCCGGTCGCCGCACAGAGGAACGATGTCTGCCACCAGTCGAAAGGAGGCGTCCATCGGGTCCGGGGTCCCGTCTGCGCCCTCCTCGGCCTCGACCAGCAGCTCGGCGATCTCGCTCGGCGGGCTCTCCACGTCCTGATCCGGATCGTAGAAGGTCACAGCCATCAGATGCTTTCCGCGCCTCGGGACCTTGTAGCCGTCTTGCACGACAGAGGCCGCCATGTCTCCGATCTCTGCGTCGATGTCCGGTCCTGTCGTCGGCTCGTCCAGCCTGGAGCACCAGTCCGGATCACCGGCTCCTGATCCTGCGGGGATGATGTCGTAGTCGTCCTGCGGGAACGGCTGGGATGTGGCGCTCGTATCGAACTGCAGGGGAGGCAGCGAGAAAATGCGCGTGTCCACCGGACCGGAGAATAGCGGGTCCGGCATCATCATGTCCGGGGTGTACTCGTCGGTATTCGAGATCGCGGAAACCTCGGACACCTTGAAGCCCACATCGTCGAACTGACCATCGAAGCCCAGGGCTGCGTTCTCGGGCTTGTCGGATCCAGCGGAGCCGAACATCCGGATCGGAGCATCGGCATCGTCCGGGCTATCATCGGACCCGACAGGGTTCTCTCCCTGCACCATCAGGGTCGGCAGAGGTGTCTTGTTCCCGGTCGCGTTTTCCGAGTGGTTCTCTCCATTCGGTAGGCAGAATGCCACGACGTAATCGGCCGGGAAGGTCGTGATATTGATCGTGCCCAGGCCATCCGCTCCAAGCGCAGGGTCATCCGTCAGGTACAGCTGGCAGCTTTCCGATCCAACGTCTGCATTGTCAGAGTTCCCGATGTCGTAGTTGTCGATGTCGCGAACAGCGAGGATCCTTTGGCTCGCGAACCTTTCTGCCTGGCCATCCCTTCCATAGACGTAGCAGAGGACAGCGCGCTCGGCGCCTCTCTGAATACCTGCAGCAAGGTGGCCAGCGGCACGATCGGCAGCGGGGTAGTAGTTCGTACCTGTTCCGCCGATGTCGTTATCGCAGATCTCCCCATCGACCGCCTGGGTCGGGATCCCGATGTCACGATTGCGCGAGAACCATCTCGGAAGCGTGATATTCGGTCCGTTGTTCCCAGCAAGCCGCATCGTGCAGGCGAAGATCTGATGTCCGACATCAGGCCCGGCTGCGTTCCCTGCTGCAGTCGAGTCGAACCGGAGGTTGTACGCAACGGACGGCTGGTCTTGCCAGCCGACTGGCCAGTAGAACCTATTCGACCCGTACCTTGGACCGATCCACGGGCTCGACTTCAGATATGCTGTTCCTTCTGGGTTGTGCGACTTGTTGACGCGCATGTTCGCATCGCTCAGCCCCTGGTTCAGGTCGAACGAGTTGTGGCACCCTGGAACGACGAGGAGCGGATCTGCAGGGTTTTTCCCCTCGCAAGCCCACGCAGCAAGACTGTCTCGGTAGCGCCCAAGGATCGGTGGCGACGTTGATTGCCGCTGCATCCAGCGATCGTCCGGCTCCCACCCGCCGCTGCGCTTGTACTTGTAGCGAAAGCGGAAGTAGTACCATTCGCCCGTCGTGAGCACGCGACCGCAGGTCTGGATCGACCGCCAGTCCTCCTTCTTCGTGTCGTAGAACCGGAAGCGGACCTTCCCGTTCTCGACGATCGCAAGCTCCCATGAGCCAGTGTCCGGATCGTTCCGCCGCTCCCAGAGTGTGATCCTGCCACCGAGCCCCGTCTCAAGACGCTCGGCGCGCAGGTAGCACTTGAAATCGATCACCGTGTCCGGGCCGATCTTCAGCTCTTCGTCCGATAGATCCTTGAACTGGATGCCATCGACGACAAGCCCGTGTGATCCAGCGAAGCCCAGGCTGTACTTGTTCGACTTTCCTGGAGAGCAATTCCAGTCTCCATCTGACGCGGTATCCCAGGGCTCATTCGCGCCGGATGGTATAAGCCTCCGATCGCCGTATGGCGTACTCTCTGCGATATCGTCGATGTCTTCGGCATCGAAGACCATGAAGACCACATCGGTCGCAACGGGAGGAGACTGCACGGTCCCATCATAGGGCGGATCCACCGTGAAGACCGTTGCCGACTGCACGTCCTTGATCTGTCCGATGTAGCTAGGACCATCTGTCACTGGAGCCCCAAGGTCTCCAAAGACGCGGCATGTCGGGATGACGATGATCTTGCCAACATCCGATGCTGTGGGCGTCCAGCACGAATCGAGGACCGTTATCTGCTCGAACGGTGCCCCGGCAGATGTCAGACGGCATACTCCGCTGCCGGCTGGAGCGACGGGTCCGAAGATCACATCCGGGTATGCCGCTCCCTCGTCACTGACCCGCACCTTCTTCCGCTCGACGCTGGTGCGCATCGTACCGCTAGGTGGAGACAGGGACGACTTGGAGGCTACGTCCCCGTCCCACACCCTGGGCCGACTCTCGTTGTTGGTGACGTAGAGTCGATTGCGGAAATTCGCGAACTGCCAGTTCCGCTCGCCCTTCCCCATGCCGTGGTGGATGGAGATCGGACGAGACGCCCGCAGCACCGGGGAGCCCGGAGTCCCCAGGTCGGATGTCGCGCTGAGCAGGGCGTCTTTGCCCTCGTCCAGCGGAACGTCGATGATGATCGTGGTCGCCATGATCAGATGTGAGGTGGAACCGGCGGCTCTGAGTTTGTGTTGGACTCCATGCGGAACTTCGAGAGCTGGCCCCCGATGCCGTATCGGAACGAGACCATGTTCGGGTTCGCCCAGCTTCCCGTCACGTAGGGATCATCGTTCCCGTAGACCCCGAGCCAGGATGAAGAGGATCTCAGAAGCCAGTCCCCGGTCGGCTGATCGTGGGTCGGGATCTCGTCCGGCGTGAGCGTCCCCGTGATGAGCGTGTTCTCGAAGCGGCGCCCCTCGAAGTAGAAGGCCGGCGTGCCGAAGGCCACCGCGCCCCAATCGATCTCGATCTCGCACCAGATCTCGACCCACTTCCCGAGCACCAGGTTGTCCCTCACCAGGTCCAGCTCCGAGGAGCCCAGCTTCACCTGGTAGAAGTCATCGAAGTTGTCGATGCGAAACACCGGGCAGCCGTCTTCGAGGTACCACCACCAGTTCTGAAGTTCCACCAGGTCTCGCCCGGGCGTGCGGAGCTTCATCCCGACTCGCGAGCCGAGCGTCCGCTTGCCAGCCACGTCGTTCAGCTTGACCCGGATCTTAAAGAGGTAAAATTCGGTGCCGGCGCCCGTGCGCGGTAGCGCCACCCGGATGGATCCGCTGTCGGGCAGCTGGATCCCCTCTCCGTAATGGGGCCGGTTGCGCCAGCTCTCACGTAGCCGCTCTTCGAGCAGCTCTTCGAGCAGCTCAGCCTCGTGCGGAGACCTGTTCCGAAGCCTCACCGAGTACCGATCGGTCGCGCTCGGTACAGGGTGGTCGCGCACCCAGCGATCGTCAATCAGGTAGAGACCGCCGCCGACCCCGGCCACGATGTCCCGCTGGCCGCTCGGAAGCTCCAGCTGGCCCAGGCCCCGCACGCGCTCGACGCCCACCACCAGGCCATCCGCCCAGGCCGGCTGGAACAGCTCCTGAGGCACGCCCACCGAGGACGGCACGATCGCCACCATCCAGCGCCCAGGCTCCGAGGACGTGTACGCCAGGGCTCCCTTGTCCTGGTACAGCTCGGTCAGCGCCCAATCCTCCCCGTCCGGCGGGATCGAGGACAGGTTGATCTCCTCGGGCTCGTAGCCGTACCCGGGCTCCGGCGTCTCGGGATCGATCACGTCCTGGCCGAGCGCGGTCTGGATCCGGAAGAAGGGGGTGGCCGCCTCGAAGTCCGTCCCCCAGAGGTAAGCGGCCACCCGGGCTTCCGCGCTGGCAAGAGTCCCCCGGTCCCAGGGGGATGCGAAAGTCCCTACCGCGAGTGTCATGGCATCGACCGCAGCCAGGCGCACCTCGGTTCGCTGAGAGCGATCCTCTTCCAGGTGCAGAGTCGGCACGCCCGGGAAGAGCAGCAGGTACTTCGTGGGGTACGAGTCGAGCCTCGTGCTGAAGTTCTGGCCCGATGTCGGTGAGAAGACCGTCGAGCCCTGTTCCAGGGCCACCGTGGACGCATCGGCGGCGATCACGGGCATCACGTCGGCCGGAGCGAGAACGCGGTCCAGCGTCGTCCAGGGGTCGATTGCTGGGAACCGGATCAGTGTCGGGCTCCCGACCAGGTTCATAAATGGACGGAAGCCCACCCAGAATTCCCAGACCCGCATTAGGCAGGCGTTCTTCTGGCCACTCCCCATCGTGGGCTCGCCGACGATCGAAGCCCCGATGCTGAGGCGGCTCTTGTCGGAGTCCGGGACAGCAAATGTCCCAGGCAGCACGTCCGTCGCCAGGTTCACGGTCTCGGACCAGCCCTGGACCGCATCCGCCCCGTTGCTCACGAAGTAGTAGAAGCGGTGATCGTTCGCAGAGCCCGTCCCCTTGTGGATCCCGAACAGCGCGTTCACACGCTGACCGATCACCGGGAAGGCGAAGGTCCGATCCACGGGCACGATGTAGGTCGCGACCCCGTTGTGCCAGAGGAAGTAGAGCCAGCGGTTCCCGTTCACCTTCGTCCAGCGCAGGCTCAGGATCGGCTCGGGCGTCGTGCCCTTGGGGTTGTCGAAGTCGTGGATCGTCTCGTAGTAGCCCCGCTCGGGCGCCTCACGCACCGAGAAGGTCGAGCCTGTCTCGCTGAAGGCGATCGCCGGGAAGGGGAAGTCCACGTCGTTCGAGTAGACGTAGACCACCGAGCCCGAAACCTCCGTCGAGAGATGAGATCCCAGCGTGCCGCCGATCGCAGAGTCGATCGCTGTCTTCAGCCGGCTCGCGGTCTCCTCGGCGTTCAGCGAGGCCGGCGGCCCCAGGATGTCTACCGCGACGTTGCCAGGTGTCACCGCCCCCGTGTCGTCGATCTCGAAGGTCTCCGAGCCGCCCGCCCCGTCCTGGACCGTCACCGTGTCCGTGTCCGTGCCAGCGTTCAGCACCTGGATCGCCCAGACCGCCCGGTTCACGATGTCCCGGCACAGTTGGTACGTGAGCCGGTAGTGCAGCCGGTAGCCGTCCTCGCCCAGATTGAAGCTCAGCGCGGGGTGACGCTCGATGTCCTCGCCCAGGTCCATCTGGATCGAGACCCGATCCCCGTCCAGGCTCACCGTGCCGTCTCGCGCCGAGCGGTGCTTCACCGAGCCGCTCATCCAGCCGTTGTTCTTGCGCGGCCCCAGATCCTCCAGCAGCGTCCCGCCGTCCTCCGAGAGCGGCCAGTACCCGATCAGGTACTTCGCGTCATCCCCCAGCACAGAGCCCCCCAGATTCTTGAAGGGCTCAGCGGAAGTCAGGTCAGTACCGAACCTCCACCCCGCGAGCGACTGAATCTGAGCCTGGGTGAGATGGGTGTTCCACAGCCGAAGCTCCGAAAGGACCACATCCTGCGGGCAACACTCCATCGGCGGGATGACATCCACCGTTGCCCCCACCATCGCCGCAGGGTTCGGCATGTCTGCGCCGATCTTGACCGAGTTCGACCCGTTGTAGGTCGTGATGCGCCGGATCTCCCCATCGTTCGCGTTCCCCGGGTCGTTCACGCGCAGGTAGTAGTGGACGTAAGAGTTAGCCCCGACACCCGGAAGCGCGAGATCGTTGATCTGCACGTCATCCTCGGCCAGCGCATTCGACGTGTACGCCTGGGCCGTCACCCCGTAGTGCCCACGGAACAGCGGCGCGTCCGGCCACACCCCCGTGTCGCGCATCATCGGACGGCACAGGTAGATCGCGTTCTTGCGGTCGCGCGAGATGTCGTCCATCAGGGGGAGCAACGTGGCGCCATCTCCGACCGGCACTTCCCCGAGAGCCACCGTCTCGCCGCCAGGCCCGGTCAGGTACCAGGCCGAGGTTCCGGTCGTCTGCTTTCCGATCTGCAGGCTCAGGTGGTAATCGAAGCCCGGGACCAGGTAGGTGTTCGCTGCCGCGAACTTCATCCGCCGGTCGGCCTCGCTCCACCAGTAGAAGACCGGGAAGATCACATCCTTCTGAGAAGCATCGACCGCCGTGTCTGGCGTGCCGCTGGCGGTCTTGTAACCCTCGGGCCGGATGATCGCGAGCCCAAGAACCCAGATCAGCTCCTCGATGTCGGTCCCACCACGCTGAGCGAGAGGCTGGAATTGAAATTCCCCACCGGCCGGAGCATTGATCTTCCCGCTCTTAGGAGGCGTCGAGACAGAATCTTCGGTCTGGTCCCGGCCGGTGAGGGTGTACGGGTAGCTCCCGTTCAGGCGGAAGGACACGTCGATCTGCATGTCATCCGTCGCAGCCAGCTGCTGCTCGGCCACATACGGGATCACGCTGTGCGGGACCTGATCGATCCTGGCCTGGGCGGCGACCCGCACGATGGGTCTCGGGAGAGAGCGCACGCCCGCCAGGCGTGGCAGGTAACGGTGCAGCTTGCGGCTGCCGAAAGCCCCCTCGATGGCCTGCTTGGAGAAGTGAATGTTCTCCAGGTCGGGAGACCGCGTTGCGTCGATCAGTGCCGCATCGGTCTCCGTGTCGAGTCCTCCCCGACCTGGAAGGATCGGGTGGTCCTGGTAGGGGGGCTCATGCGTCATCTCAATACTGCGCTGTGGACTTGCCGTAGGTCCGGCCACTGAGGCGGCCCTGTCCCATGTACTCGAAGAGGAGCTTCACTCGCGCGTTCGCTCCGGTCGTGACCTGGGCGAAGATCCCTCCGTCGAACTGACGATTCACTTCGAGGATGTCTCCAGGATGATAGAGACCATACTCGGCAGCGATGACCGCGCCAGGGAGAGCGGCGCCGCCTGCGGTCGCGACAACGGGCGATGCCGCGCCCGCAACGAAAAGACCTGTGCCCCCACCATGCTGCGCAGTGGATCCAGGAAGCAGCGTCCGGAATGTGACAATCGGCCTGGTCACGGTGAACGTCGCACCGCCAACCGTACATTGGACACCGTGGATCCAGATCTTCCCGGGCGCGGCAGGGTCGATCGAATGGGTGACGAGTTCGTTGTTCGGGAAGCACGACTTCAGAAGTTCGAGGAGGTTCGCGGTCGTCGCGGCTGCCGTCCCTCCGATCGGCACCGGGATGTTCCCAGCCGTCCAGGCTCCGTTGTTGTCCAGCTCGAAGATGTAGGTCGTGGTCCCATCCGTCACCGTCAGGGTATGGGTGTCCACTCCAGCAGCCCCGAGCGTGATGCTCTCCGGAACGATCGCAGCGATACCAGGCATCACCCCATCTTCGATGTTCCGAAGGATGGCCAGATAGGTGTTCCTGGCCGTCTCGTAGAACGTCGATCCGATCAAGACCGGCTGGCGCCCAGCAGTGAAGGCTCCCGTGCTGTCATACTCGAAGATGACAGCCGTGTGGTATGGATCCGTGTAGGTGAGAAGGTTCGTGTCCGCCGGCTGGGCAGAGAACGTGATCGTTGCTGCCTCCCTCGCCAGAGCGTTCACGTCGAACAGTCGGAGGATGACAGGCCCGAGTCCAGCAACCGGCTCGACGAGTTCCAGCCCCTTGAGGATCGCCTTGTCCCGCGAGTCCCCCGTCTCGGGCAACAGCCACAGTTCGCCTGCGAGTCCCGTGTAGGACCCGCTGGCCTGGTCGATTACAAGCTCTCGAAGGGTTACTGCTGTACTCATCGCATGTCATCTCCAGGCCAGGACACGTGGTCCGGGGTCGAATCGAATCGATCGTTTGCCGTGGTCAGGTACTGTGAAAGAAGCTCGCCCTTCGTCACCTGAAGGGCATCGATCTGATCTCTGTTCCCCGCTTTCGCAAGGGCTCTCTGTGCAGCCAGGTACACGAGCAGCTCCTGGTGCATCTCCTCGACGGACGGGAGGATGTCGCAGATGTCGCCCGTGCTCACGTTTGCGCTGAAGGCTTCCGTCGTGAACTGCATCGACGGGTACGTGTCCCGCGCGTAGGCTGTGACCCTGCGGGTCTCGCCCTCCGGATCGCCAGGCCCGGCCGTCTTTGTGCTGATCTCCATCGTCGCGCCGACGTAGTAATCATCCGTCTTGTCGAGCTTGCCGACCAGCGAACCCGCCGTCGCGAGAGCATGGATGAGCGTGGGGGATGCGACCGGCTGCTGCGCCGTGAACCGCACCATCTTCGGCGCCCGGCGCACGAACCAGATCCGCATGTTGTCTGCGGCGTCTGCCGTCGCGAAGAACAGCTTGCGCGGGCCGCCGTACATCCAGGTCTGGATCCCGTAGACGCCCTCGAAGTAGCTCCAGGTGCTAGATCGCTGGTGATCCCTCAGCTTCGCCTGCTCAACCGGCGTGCCGAAACCCGTCCCCGATGTCCCGAAGGCTTCGATCCGGCGCACGTACTCCATGTACTCGGGCAGCACGAGCGAGTACATCCCGGTCCCCTCTGCCGTGAGGGTGAGCCCGATATCGCTGGTCATCTCCATATCGAGGTAGTAATCGGGATCCGCCTCGATCTTGAGAGCCCGCATGTACTCCTGGGCATCGTTCAGGTAGATCACAAGCTCCGAGTCGGTCCAGCGCCTCTGGACGCGATTCGTCTCCATCAGGAATCGCAGCCGATCTAGAAGCTCCCCGAGGTTCATTTCGCCGCCATCTTCTCTAGGTGGGACTCAATCTTCGTGAGATATCCAGTGTGCTGTTCGAGCTGCACCTCTTCTCGCTGCTCGTGGTCTCGGAGTTGATTGGTAAGCCGTTCTTGGGCCTCGATGACTCGTCCGATGTTCTCGCTGGACTTCTTGACGCGAGCAGACAGGCTCTGCATTCCCGATCGAAACGTCTCCCCTTGAGCGAGCAGCAGCTTCTCGAAGCTGATCTGCGTTCGCTCAAGAGCCTCCTGGTGCTCTTGGTCTCTCCTCGGAAGGTAGAACCTGAACAGATACCAAGCGGACATCCCGATGATGCCGAGCGAGCCCAGCTCCCGAACGATCATCACGATCTGGTCTTCCACTACCGCCTCCAGTCTTGGACGTTGTGTCTCCCCTTGCGGTGCAGCATGTGATACGTCTTGCCGGCGAAGAGGGAGCGATACTGGTGCTGGTAGATCGAGCGGATCTCCTCGTACATCGGACCGATGAAGAGTTCCCTCTGAACCTCCAGCAGCTTCTCCTGATTCTGGATGTGCTGCTTATCGAGGTTCTCCATGCACCACGTTTCAAGAACAAGGCGGTTGTCGGGGTTCGCCCACACCTTCTGCATGAGATGGTTCATCTCTCGGACCCACTGAAGGTCACGGTCGCTGGGAGCGCGGAAGCCTCCATCCTCGGTCTCGATGACCTTGACGACGCTCTCTTCGCCCGTCTTGGGAGACTTCTGGCAGATCAGGAACCGGGTCTCACGAGCTTGGTATGAGATGCGGTCGAGCTGCTCGCGCTCGTTGCGTGGAGGGGCATCCCGCTTGGCGAACAGCGTCTTGTCGATACTCTTCAGCTTTCGGTTGAAAGAGTCTAGGTTCATGTGCTCAGGATCTCGTTGGAGGGTCTCGGATCCGCGATGTTCGCATTCACTTGACCCTGGGGAAGGTCTTGCGGCTCTAGCGGATCGAACTGGAACATCAGGAAGTGCATCCCGCCCTCGGGATACGTCTTCAGCTCATGGACAGCACCGCTCGGGTTGTAAACCGCAGAGCGGGTGAGTTCGGTGTAGTTGTTCACGACCAGCGAGTTGTCCCGCCGATCGATGTACGGGGCTACCGTTCCGTTGCCGCGCACGAGGTTCAGCGGGTAGAAGCCCCGCACGTTGTTGTTGGCCTCGATGATCGCTGCGCCGTCGCCGACGTGCTGGCGATCGAACTTCACGCAGGTGATGTCCCGGATGTCGCGCACGCGCCAGAAGAGGCCGATCTTGATGTTCGCCTCGCTCATCGGCTGCCGGTTGCCCGAGAGCAGGGAGAAGCCCGTCTTGCCAGGGCCATCTTCCAGCCAGCAGGTGGTCCCGGTCTCGGTGTGCTTGTAGCCGGGTCGGTTCGTGGCCTGGGTGTCCCAGATCAGGAGCGAGTTGTTGCCGGCGTTCCCGCCGCCGTCGTCCAGCGTGGTGAGCATCGTGGCGGCCAGCGAGACGCCGATCTGCGCGTCCACCTTGGCCTTGAGGTTCGTCGCCGTCGCCCCAGCGCTCGCCCCGATCAGGACATCGAGCGCACCAGGGGCTACCGCCTTGAACGTGAACGTGACCGCCGGATTCACCCCGTCGTTGATCACGTAGGTGTCGAGAGCCGTCCCAGCGTCCAGCAGCGTGCAGCGCAGCGAGTGATGCCGAAACTCGTTCCCGATGTTCAGGTAATCGGCGGTCGCGATGTTCTCCTTCTCCAGGATCTGGGCGTGGCACCACTGATAGGCGTACTGGCTGCGGTAGAAGACATCGGCCCCCGCCGTGCCGTCACCGTCGCACTCCAGGAGTACCTCCTCTTCGTGCGGGGTCCCGCAGGTGTCGAAGCCCTCGATGCGCAGCTTCACCCTCGCCGGCCTGGCTGCCGTCACCGAGACGACACCCGAGAACGTCGGGCCAGCGTTCACCGGGGTGGTGAGCGTGATCACCCCCGTCTCGCGACGGAGCCGAAGCACGGTCGTCCCGGCGCCCAGGTTGTCGTTCTCCTGGTAGATCGTGATGTCGGAGTCCAGGTTGCCGAGGCCCTGGTCGTAGATGATCGCCCGAATCAGATCCTCGGTCGTGCCGACCGTCGCTGTGCGGATCGCGAAGCGCACGTTGCCTGCGGTGGCTGCGAGGCTCTGTAGCGTAGCGGCGTTGATCGTCGGCCCGGCATTCGTCGGCGCCGTGAGCGTGAGCACACCGGCCACGCTGTAGCGGCTGAGCGTGATGTTCGCCGCCGAGTCCTGGTAGACCACGATGTCCGAGGAGAGGAGGCCAGCCCGGATCGCCTCGTTCAAGGCGTAGTAGACGTTCGCTGCCGTCTGCGCAGCCGTCGAGCCCATCTCAACGCGCCCGAGGGCGATGTCCGTGTTGTGGGTGAGCGTCAGGGTGTAGGTGAGCACACCATCGGCGACCCTGATCTGGTCCCCGTAGGCTTGGGTCGCCAGGAAGTCGAAGATGCCGAGGGTATCCTCGCCCTCGTAGAGGCGAGTGTGGGTGCCGTCTGCGATCTGGAGCCGGTCGCCAGCGGCTGCCGTGTTCTCGACCGTCGCGCGAGCGTAGCCGGCGTTGCCGCTGTTGTCGTGCAGCTGCGCCACCACGTCGCCAGCCCACAGAACGCGCCCGTCGATCTGGCCGGCCTTCTTCAGCGTGGAGCCCGTCAGCTCGGCGATGCGGGCATCCCCAGACTCGCCCCATTTCATCCACTCGTAGAACCACGGGGTGGGACGCTGCTCGAAGTATTTGTCCCCGTCGTCCAGGACGGCGGCCGGGACCGCGCTGCCCGCATCGCTGAGAAGGAAGCCGCGAGCCACGTCACCGGCCAGCAGCCCCTGGGCGTAGATCCCCGAGCGGATCAGAGAGGAGCGGCTGAAGCTGCGTTCCGTGATGCCCTTCATGATTACCTCTTCACCTTGCGGCCGGCGCCGATGAACTTGCGATCCATCGTCCCAGCACCACCCATGCGGTTACCGAGCATCTGGGCTTCCGCCTCGATGATCCGGTTCTTGCCGAACTTGGAGACCCCGAACGGATTGTGATGCGTGCGCCTGGTCTCTTCGGGCGTCCGCACAGTCTGCATGATGAACAGCCCCGAGAGCCCGCCTGTCACGAGGGCTGTCTCGCCGACACCTGAGTTGTCCCAGACCATCGCACGCGGGCTCCCGAGGGAGTAGGCCCCTGCGTCACCGATGAACTTGAGGCCCGGCTGCGGCGCGGCAGCCATCCTCCAGAGATCCCAGATCGCGTACTGGAAGGACCCCGGGATGCTGTTCACCCCAAGGCTATGAGCCCCGAACCCCTGAATCTCGAAGTTCAAGGCGAGCGAGTACCAGTGCGGCGCGCGGATGGCATAGCCGGCCATCGTCGGGTCGCCGTACTGGATCGCGCAGTTCGACTCTGGGATCAGGACGGTTGCGATCGCCGGAGCGTTGAGTAGCAAGACGCGATCGCCACCAGCGGCTGCATAGACTGAATCGTCGTAGGCAGCCTTCCATGTCGTGTTGCCAGAGCCACCGTTGATCGCGGTCGCCGTCCGGCTTGCCACCGTGGCCGGAGTCGGGGCTGCCGTCGCGATGTCGATCTCGTTGCCAGGCGTGCAGAAGGTCGCCTGAACCGTATCGTCGAACTCGAAATCGTCCTCCAGTGCCCCCTCCTGCAGCCAGAAGGCATCCCCGTGTCGCTGCGGGATCTGTGAATTGAGAACCAGATAGAACAACGGATCGAAGTCGATCGCGCGCTTTGGGGTGAAGTCCACAGCGATCGCTGTACCGGCGCCGCCCGTCTTGATGATCGACCAGACGCCAGCCGCCTCTCGCACAAGCTCCACGAAGGTCTTCTGCGTCCCGCCGACGAACCAGATGGCTGCCCGGTCCGCCGTCGCGTTCGCAGTCCACTGCCGCGCGATGCCTTCCTTGATGATCGGAGTCACGCCCCAGCGGGGCCGGGTGATCGCGAACGAAGGCGCCGGAGTCAGCGGAGCCGCTACGTCCTCGTCGTTCGCGTAGATCGAGATCCCGAAGGAGTCCTTCAGATCGTAGCGATTCGAGAAGACGCGCACGGTATCGCCCACCACCTTCGCCGAGATGTGGGCTCCCAGGTGGCCAGCTGCAACCGCTGCGGTGATCGCTGCCCCGAGGTTGGTTGCCGTGGCAGCGGCCGATCCGCCGATGGTGACTGCGATGTACTCCTCGCTCGCCGCCGTGCCGAGCATGAAGGTCTTCGTCTTGCCCGCCTTGTCATCCACCGTGATGGCATGGCCCGAGGCTCCGACCGTGAGCAGCTGGCACCAGTCCGCGTGGTGGGACTGCACCGCAGCGATGATGTCGGTCCTCGCGTCCCTGGCCGTGACCCATGCGGTCAAGTCTAGCTTCTCGTAGCCTGCAGCCGCAGCGCCAGCGGTGATCTCCCAGCGGACGGTCTTCTGCTCGTCGGTCACGATCAGGCGATCGCCATCTGCGACGTGCAGCGCGTTCGCGTTCGTCGTGTCCAGGATCAGCTCGGCGCGGGCCATGTGATCGATGAACGTCCACTCGCCCCCGTGCGGGAACTGGAAGACATGGTTGCGGCCGAGCCCTGGAGCCGAGTAGTTCAGCGTCGGCAGGTTCGGAGCTGTGAATGGGAAGTGCATCGGGAGCGGGAAGCCGATGTGCAGCTCGTCGTTCGCCGCCGCCGTGATGCTCTTGATCCGGATCCTGTCCACCCGCGCGAAGCTGAACCGCGTGAACTGGACGCAGCCGTTGAATCGGTCCTGCTGATCGGTGCGCAGCTCGATCGAGTCCTCGACCCGGATGCCCCAGGCATCGACGCCAACGAAGTCGATCGTGCAGGATGCCAGCGTCCCCTGGTTGCCGGCCGCGATATGCAGCCTGGCGCCAACGGGCTGGTACCCAGGCATCGACCAGTTGTTGAAGCTCGCCGGGGTGATCTCGGTGGGGTCTGCGACCGCCGCGAGGTTCGCCGTGCTCCAGAACCAGTCCCGGTCGTTCACGGGCAGCACCATCATCAGGTGATGCCTCAGGCCGGAGCGAACGTCGTAGATCTGATCTTGCATGGCTAATCCTCGAAGTCCTGGAGCGCGGGCACGTCCCGCCACTCATGCAGGAAGAAGGCGTAAGCGTTCAGGGTCACCGTGTTGATCGGGTCCGGCGTGGCGTCCTTGCCCGAGGAGAAGTTCGGACGGTGCGCTGCAGCGGGAGCCCAGACGTTCAGATCCCGCCAGGTCAGGCGAGCCGCCGCAGGAGCGGGCTCTTGCTGGTCCGTGACGAACGATCCCCCGTTGAAGGCCAGGGATGTCGTCCATCCATCCGAGCCGAACCAGCCTCCGGTGTAGAAGCCTGCGGCTCTGACGGCATTCGCCCTCGTCTTCACGTTCGCGTTGGAGCCGTAGGGGAAGGAGTCGAAGTCCATCTCGACCACCCCATCCACGTTGTGAACGTGGGTCGTGGCGCCGAGCGTGGCGTCACGCTTCATCTTGAACGGGAGCCCGGTGAGCCAGTTCGGGTTGCCGGCGCCGTCGTCGTCGCGCTCTGGCGTGTCGTACCAGGTCGCGACCACCTGAGTGTTCACGAAGTCCCAGCCGATGTAGAGATCCTCGGCCACGAGTGTCATGTCGGCCCGAGTTCCGTAGCCGACGCCCGAAAGCTCGGTCAGCTCGATGACCTCGATCTTCTCGACCTGGCGCCAGCCCACCCGGCCCCAGGCCCTCTGGATCGCAGCCGCTGCGTTGTTGATGCTCTCGATCTGGATCGTCTCTTCGACCTTGCGCAGCATGCAGTCCAGGCCGGTGACGCGGAACCTGTAGATGCGCGATGTCGGGCCGACGTTGGTTGCCGGGATCGTCCGGATCGAGAGGCAGATATTCGGGAAGCCCGAGGGCGGCTTGATGTTCTGGAGGTTATCGACCCCGGGCGCAGCCCAGGCGGCCGAGTCGAAGCCGGACCCACGCTCCGGGCCGGGCAACGTGTAGACGTGCCCGGCGCTGCGGAGGTGGAAGGAGGTATCTGCAACGTACCACCCTGGATTGTGTACCGGAGCCACCAACCAACTGATGCGGCGTAGCTCGTCGGATTCGCGGAGATTCTCGATGGTCAAGCCACGGGTGTCTGCGCTCCCGACGACTCTCCACCGCACCGTGTTGGTCAGTGCCATTGTCTAGCTCTCCTGTACACCGAAGAGGCCCGCGAGCGCGTTGCGCTTGCGGAGGCAGTAGTCTGCGTAGTACGCGAGGGTCGCCTGCCAGGCATCGTAGTCGTCGAGCCGGTGCAGGATGGCGTTGTCGCGGGCGAGCCAGAACCACTCGCTCATGCGAGCGATCAGAAGCGTGGTCTCGTCCAGGAAGTAGAAGCGGCCGGCCGTGCAGTCCTTCTCGGGCACCAGCGGGAGCCCGTTGAAGCTGAGAGCCTTGAAGCCGCCGTCGAGATCCATCACGTCGGGGTAGCGGCGCTCGGCTGCGAAGGTCCGCAGGTACGCGCGGCGGCCACCGTAGGAGGTGACGATCAGGGTGCAGAACGCCTGGCCCAGGCGCTCCATCTGGTCCACGCAGGTCTGCATGTCGTTCAGGTCGAGCGGCTGCGGCGCTGCGCCGTAGTCGATCGTGAACGCCTTCCAGAACGGGTTGCCCGAGGCAACCGAGATGTTCTGGAGACCCGTGGTGGTGACCGCGCCGAGGTTGTAGCCGCAGAACACGTCCTGCGCGCTGACCATCCCGGCGAGCCCCATCATCTCGCGACCCGAGGCGCCCTCGTCGGTCGCCGGAGCGGTCGAGTGGCGGTACGCGCACTCGTCCAACAGGGCGCTGGAAGTCCGGATGTTGTTGTCGCGCACGTGGACGCGCACGATCGCATCACCGGCCGCCACGCCTGCGAGGGTGTACGGGGTGCCCTGGGGGCCGCCCGTCGAGGTGTCGATGGGGAAGAGCGTGATGGTCTTCGCCTGCGGGTCGGTGTTGCCAACGATCGCCTGGCGAATGCCGGTACCGCTCATGTCGTCGAACATGTTCGCGGCGACCGGGCTGGTCGTGGAAACCGAGGCATCCACGATTGCAACCATCATGCCGTCGCGAACGGTCATCACGTCCGGCGCCTGGTCGGCCAGGTCGAAGACCTCGCGCAGCTGCAGGATGCCGGCCGCCTGCTGGGTGGCGTCGGTGACGATCGCGAGGCGGCCTGAGCCGTCGTTGAAGAGCTGGCGGTTGATGTCGTTCTTCTCGTCGCGGGAAACACCCGTGACTTCGAGATCGACAACCTCGCCCCACGCACCCGCCGGATCGCGGGTCTCGGCCATGAGCGGCCCCGGGACCTTGATCCGCGCGTAGTGGTAGCGGATCGGGAACTGCATCCGGGTGTATCCCTGGCGATCGGGATCCGGGATGCGTCCACCGTAGCGGATGGAGCCGTAGCCCTCGGACCGCTTGGTGTTGAGGAGGAGCTGGATTGTCCCGCCGACCACCGGCTCGCTCGACTTCTCCGCGCGGTAGTAGAGCACCGTCGAAGAGTTGAACGTGACGATGATGGACGGGAGGTAGTAATCCTTCAGGGCCGCCTGGTACGCGGCTCTGGTTGCTCCGACGTATGCTTCGTCGATGCCCGCCATGAGTTAGATTTCCTCTGCAGCGGGCTCTCCCCGCCGCGCCTAGCCCCCTCGGAACTTCCTCAAGAACGTGGCCACGTTGCGCCTGGTCTGGCCTCCCAGCAGGTCCCCAGGCTTAGGCTGGGGCAGCTGACTGAGATCCGGAACCTGGTGCGGTTGCTGGATGAACCCGGGGGCGTAGCTCTGGCGCTGGGCTTGCTGCGCCTTGCTGTTGAGGTACTCCTGGTACCTCGCCGCCGTGCCCTGTTCCAGCTGTGACTCAAGCGTTCTCACCGCAAGCAGGGGATCCATTTCCGGGTTCGACTTGAGAAGGTTGCCCACTTGGTCAACCGCGTTGTCCAGGCCCCCGAAGTAGGTGGGGAGCTTCGACTTCTCGATCGCCGAAACCGTGGCTTCCGCCTGCCGGTTCATTTGTTCGGCCGCAGCGCGCTCGCGAGCCTCTCTTGTCTCTTGCTCTTTGGCCGTCTCCAGCGCGTTCACCTTGTCGAGCAGGTGATTCATTCCGCGCATGATCGGGTCCAGGTATGCCGGAGGCATGGGTTGCTGCTGGACTGGCTGCGGTGTGCCGGGTGCCCCAGGGTACGGAGCGTTCTGTTGCGCCCCAGGTCCCTCGAACCAGGAATCCATGTCGTCCTGGACCGGAGGAGTCCCCGGGTACGGTTGGCTCGGGGGCTGTTGATGTTGAGGAGGGCCGCTTTGTCGCTGGAGGAGCTGTTGGGGTCGCACCTGGCCAGTGGCCATCAGCTGGATGACCTGGTACGCCTCAGGGTCGTTGTCCAGCCACCCCTTGAAGTGCATGTAGTTCTGGTATTCGGTGGCTTGCTCTTCCCACGTCTTGCGTTCCGCTGCGATCTGCTCGGCCTTGGTCTGGTTGTGGTAGCCCTCCTGGAAGCGATCGCGTGCTTCGTTGAGGGGCAGATCCAAGGGGCTCTTCTTGTACTTGAGGCGGATCCGCGTATCGGGGGGGAGCTGGAACTCTTCACCGTTCGCGCTGATGAGTGTGATCCCATCGCCGGCCGGTTGTCCCTGCGGCTCCAGCGGGGTGTCCTGCGGGGTGGGATCCTGGTTTGGATCCGCCGCATTCGGTGTCCCCTGCGGTGTCTGCAGGTTATTGGCTTCAGGCGGCATGTGTCAACGCTCCTTTTTGGGGCTAGTGGGGCTGCTTCTTCTGGAACAGCTTGCGGAGGAAGGGGGGCATCGAGCCCACATGCATGCGCATGACCGGATGCTCGGCGATCTCCGGGGGAACGAAGTCATCGGGCATCTGCTCGGGACAGTTCTCCAGATTGCCGAGGGCCATCTGGGTCTTCTTGAACGCCTTGTAGCGTCCCTGGCGGTACGCCTCCCACTCGTCCTCCTGCATCTTGGCGACATCGGCATCGCCCTGAGCGAGGACTTCCTGGGTGGCCTTGGACGGGCGCCCGGCGCGCTTCGCCGATCGGGCGGGCTCGGGCTCGTCGGGGCGGAAGATCTGCTCTCCCGTCTCCACGTCGTACATCTGGCCACCGTTTCGGTGGACCATGACGGCGCGCCCCTCGTACTCCCCGGGCCGGAAGGGGGCCTCGGCCTCCTTGGCATCGAGAGCCTCTTGTTCCGTATCGACAGGAACCTCTTCGACGGGCGGCTCGGGGCTGGAGGACGCCTTCGTGCTGGCCTTCTTTCGGACTGCCATGATTACCTCGGATCGCTTCTGGACAGTGATTCGGCGAAGGATCGGATATCCTCCGGCTTCGCCCGACCACCCTCGTGGACAGCCAAGATGTCCAGTCGCGCCCTCTGGTTCGGCTGGATCAGGTCTCGGATCTGAGCAAGGGCTTCCATTGATTCTGGGGATGCGGACTCCATCGCCCTCTCGATGGCATCCGTCGCCCGGTCTGCCTGCATGAGGGCTTCCATCTGCTGGCCGACCAGTTCCTGGTGCGTCATCCCGCCGACCCCGAAGCACCGCAGCGGAACGCCAGGCTCCACTTCGGGAACGTAGTGAGGGACCGGGTTGCGGCGCATCTCATTGTTCCACTGCTCCTCGCGCTCGGCATCGAGGTACTCAGGGCTCAGGCGGCGACCGCGAGCCCTCTGGAGGAGCTGACGCGAGAATCGGTTCGCGTCGAAGAGATCGGATCGGTTCATGCCACTCCTGCCTGCGGCCGGGCCTCAGACCCGCTCTGCTGGGATCCGCCCGGCGGCTTGCTGCTGTTCTTCGGGGGGGAGGGGGTCCCGACTTCGCCGGGCATCCCGCGCGTGGCCATCTGCTGCTGCTGCATGACTTGCTGCTGCTGCAGCATGAGCATCTCATGCTCCATCACGTTCGCATCGAACAGCTGCCGCACGACCGTTGGCAGCATCTTGTACTCGGGGGTCATCCGGAACTCGTTCTTGAGCCGGACGTGGACGACGTGATCCTGCCAGGGGAAGGTCGGGATCCTGGGCGGGAGCCCCTCGCTCACCTGGGACATGATGGCGATCTCCTCCTCGGCCTCGCGCTCGGCGATCGTGAGCGAGCTGAAGAGTTGGTCGAGATCGTTGGACTCCAGCATGCGAACCGCATGGCGCCGCTCGAAGGGGTCGCCCATGTTGATCGCCTGGAGGTTGATCAGGTCCGAGAGGATCCCGAGACGAGAGGCTCTCGTGAGCCCGAGGCTCGTGTCCATGACGAACCGGATGTTGGTGGACTTGTCCAGGTCGCCCCCTCGGAAGGCGATGATCTGCCAGGAGTCGTTGGGGCCGGCGACTTCGGCGATCCGCTGCTCGGTGTAGTTCTCCTTCATCAGGACCAGCAAGCTGCGCGCGATGTCCGAGCTTGCCTCCCAGAAGCGCATGCGCCCGGTCGAGTGAACCAGTTCGTCTGGCTGCTGGAGCAGCTGGATGGCCGTGCCGGTGCGTGCATTCGACGCCTGGCCCTGGGTCACGTCGTGCTGCGCCGAAACGTCCTTGAAGTCCTGGTCGAACATCGCGGGCATGTTCATGACGTAGGCTGGAATCTCGGGCGGCTGGACGACCTCGGGCGGCGGGAAGGCCGGGTTGTACTTCAGGATCTGGCCCGGGAAGCCGACGACATCCCCGAGGCCGCTCTGCTTGGGAGCGCGCCACATCGGATGCGCCATGAGGATGGCGGCCTCGATGATCCGGCTCTTGGTCGAATTCTCCTCCCGGCTGATCCGATCCAGCAGCTCGACCAGGCCCACGCCCCAGAACCGCTCGTACCCCTCGAACCAGTCGTACTTGATGAAGGGGATCTCCAGAACCCGCTCCTCGTCGAGTCCGAGGCCAGGGTTCGGCCCGTGCTCCAGGACCACGTTGTTCGAGACGGCCGCGAACATGCCCCTGGGAACGTCCGGGCTCGGGCGGATCCACATCTCGACGACGGTGGCGTACTGGCGGCCCCGGCGCGTGGCGGGCTCGGTGATGATCGAGCCGGCCGAGGAGATCGAGCGCATGCGCCTCTCGATCCATCCGCGCGTGCCCGTGTCGCCAGAGTCCGGCCGCACGTACTCGGCGTTCTTCCACCGCTGCCGCATCGCATCGATCGACATCATGTAGGTGTGGAAGGCGTACTGGCACTCCTCGATGTTCTTGGCCTGTGGCTCGGGGTAGAAGTTCAGCGGGCTCACGACCTTCCAGTCCACGTCTCCCTCGGTGACGATGCGGTTGCCCTTCATCCCGACGATCTTGCCCTTGGCCGGATCCCAGAAGGGCTTGAACAGGACGGTGCCCGAGCAGCAGGCGACGAGAGCCCCGTACTGCTGCTTGGTGACGAACTTCTTCTTGCGGGCGTAGGACTCCCAGATCTTCTCGGCGAGCTTGGCGCGGTCCCGGTGGAGCTTGCCTGGGCCGCCTGGGACGACCGAGGGCCTGGCGCCCGTGCCTACCGTCATCGAGACGGCACGCTTGACCGCTGGCAGGATCTTGTTCGCGATGTACCGCTTGCGCCACGACGGCACCGGAGTCTTCTCCACATGCCGCATGGCGGTGTTCCAGAAGCCCGAGAAGTCCCCCTGGTAGATCTGAGCGGCGTTGAACCAGATCCGCTCGAACTGCTGGCGCGAGGCGTCCATGTCGCCTTCCCAGCGTTCCTTCACCAGGTTGAGGACGCGCTCTTCCGAGGGCTTGGGGATGTACTTCGGGTGGTAGGACTTCGAGCTGTTGCCGAACCCCACGGTGTCCATGAGCCCACCGAGCATGGCTTATCCCTCCTGGCCTGGGTACGGGAACGGTGAAGACCGGCTCTCGTACTCGTTCAGTGTCTGGTTGACCATCCTCTGGAACTCGGGGCTCTTTCGGACGGCATTCCAGTCGATGTTGTTATTTCCGCCAGGGGTTGCGGAGAGATAGTGCGAGCTGGCTTCTGCGTTCATCAGGTCGGTCAGGTCGCGGGCCATGACCTTCTTGTGAGCTTCCTGCAGAGCGTGAGCCAGGGTTCGGACGACGACGAAGGCGCCGAAGAGCACAGCGGCGCAGACCAGGGCCATGATGACCAGGGCAATCAGGGCGACCCATTCGATCATTTCGCTACTCCCACATCCAAGCCGGGACCTGCATCTGGCCGGGCTCGATGATCTCGGTGTCCGCAGCCATCGGCTGCTCGTCTTCTGAGTACAGGTGGCCATACTGCCGTTGCTGGCGCTGCCCGTCTAGTATCCGGTCTGTGGCCTTCCAGGCCCAGGCATCGGGGGGCTCGTCCAGCTTGGGGCGATCTTCGGGCTGTGACGCGAGGGCGTAGTCGCAGCCGAACAGCGAGAGTCCCCAGGCGATGACCAGATCATCCAGCTCGCCCGGAGCGTGCATGGGGCGGAAGTCTCCGGAGCCTGGGGATGTCTCCTGGAACAGGAAGGATCGGATCTCCTCCTGCAGCCTCTGGGACATGACGATCTCCGGAAGCTCCTTGTATGCGGTTCTCGCGATGTTCACCAGGACCGGCCGGGTCTTCTGGGTGGTCTCCCAGCCGATCTTGTTCGAGAACTTCTGGGCCACGAAATCGAACGTCCTGCGGGTGTAGAGGTTCGAGTAGCCCTCCTCGTAGCGCATCGCGTCGATGGTCGAGATGCCGCTCTTGTTGGCCTCGATCACGCAGAAGGCTTCGGTCTCGCGCCCCTTGTACCAGCGGCCCATGCGGGCGACGAGGATCCCGAGATCGCGCGGCAGCAGGCTCCAGGTCTGATACTCCGCGCACTGGATCCGGGTGGCGGCATCGGTGACCACGACGGTCGAAGCGGCTGGCCGTGATCCGAAGGCGTCGGCTCCCCACCGGCTGCCGTGCCCGCCCCCGTCGCTGACATCGACGCCGATCGAGTAGAGCCGCTTGTTGTCTGGTGGGAACCAGACCTGAAGCGGGCTGTCTGGGTGGGGTACGACCTTGAATGCCATAAGAAGAGCCCTACCGGCCCGAATCTCCGGTAGGGCTCTGGAGATGAGCCGGAGTAGCGAAGTCCGGCGAGCCTAGAACGTCTTGGTCTTCCCGGCCGGCTGGCCCGAGGACGCCACGTCCTTGAACTGCCCGAGCCTCGGGTTGCAGTGATCGCTCGGCGAGGGGGTGGGGAAGGAGTGGCTCTCCTTGCCCGAGGTGGGGGGAGAACACTTCGAGTTGTGGGCGGTGTAGCCCCGATCGTCGAAGTGCGCCCCGGAGCGATGGGTTGCGGCGCCTGAGCCTTTCATGATGGTACCTCTCTGAGTCAGATCTCGACTAAATCGCCTTGCAAGACGGGCTCGATCTTAGACACGCGCTGGTCAACCAGCAACATGGTATCCGGGTCGAAAACCGGCCGGCCAGCCCGGAGAAAGCAGGAGATATCGTCCACCGGGTACTCCTGATCGAAGATCTCCTCCTGCCCGTTGTACTCGGTATCCACGACGAAGCGACGGAATTTCGCCTGCTCCAGGTTCATCCCGTGGTGCTCCATGAGCGAGGTCTCGCGCTCGGAGAGCTTCTCGAAGCGCGGGTAGTCCTCATCGCGCAGCGGGATCGCGTAAGCCGGATGCCGGAGCCAGGAGAAGAAGAAGTGCTTGTATTCGGACTCCTCCTTCTTCGCGCGCCGGTACAGGCGATAGAAGTGCCCGCCGGCCCCCTTGGGCGTGGAATTCTGGGCGATGAGGCTGAACCCGGACTTGGGCACGGCGGCGATCACGTCGGAGACGATCTTGTTGGCGTCCCGGACGTAGTGGGCCACCTCGTCGAAGAGCACCATGTTGTAACCCAGGCCGCGCCCGGGGTTGCGCCCCTCGGAGGACTCGATGTCCAGGTTGCCGTACTGCGGCTTGGGCCACTTGATCCCTTCCTTGGTGGCCTTGCATCGCGGCCCGTAGACCATGTGATCGAGGGCGTAGACGGCCATGTCCTTCGCCTTGCGGGCGTGCTCGTCGATGTCCGAGATGATCAGGGAGTCCATGCGCTCCATGACCGAGGCCATGAGGAAGAAGACGCAGACGAAGATGGTGGTCATGCCCAGGCGGCGGGCCTTGAGGATCACGATGCGGCACGGTCGCCCGTCCTTCCAGCACTTGTCGATGTAGCGGACGACTTCGAGCTGCGCCCAAGCGTGGGGCATGTCCATGCGCAGCGCGGTGTGGCCGGTGAACTTCGAGTTGACCCAGATCCACCGCTGGATGAGATCTTCGAGGGGGCGGTTTTTCGACAGGTCGATGAAGGCTTCGTTGCGGATCAGGGCCGGGTCGTGCTCCCGGCGGATGCGGAACTCGACGCGCTCGACGAACTCGCGAGCCTCGTCGTGGCCGAACCCCATGAACGGGCCGAACGTGATCAGGTCGTCGGGTTCGATCCTCATCTGGTTGCCGCCCCGCCGGTCGCCTGGTTCAGCGCGTCATCGACGGCTTCCTGCAGGGCCTTCACGTCGGCCATGAAGTGCGCCCCCTCGGTCGTGACCCTCAGGAGGCCAGCGACCGCCTGGTTGGAGGCCGAAGCTCGGGCATCGAACATGTTGGCGGCCAGGACGTTCTGGAGCAGGTGAAGCACCTGGACGGACGAGAGCCCTCCGGACTGCATCTTCTCGACCTGTGGCTTGAGGCTCAGGAGCAGCTCGGCGCGGGCCTGGCGGATGCGCTCGTTCGCCTCTGAGGGTTTCGGTTCTGGGTTCTTGTTCCTACCGATCATCTGGTTCCTCCAGATCCTTGGGGACCATCGAGAGCCCTTTCTCGACCAGGGTGAGCATGTCGAAGGGTACCCGCAGACCCTTGCGGGTGGGCTGCCAGAATCTGCCTCCCGAGACCGTATGGAACCTCTGGAACCAGCGGATGTCCAGCTGCGGGCGTCCGTTCATCCAGTAGGTGCGGATCTTTAATTCAAACTCTGGGTCGTCGTGAGAACAGGCGAAGTGCTCTTGTTCTCCATCGAATTTCAGGTCCGGCATGGGTTGCCACTCCGTCAATGGTTTGGCAATATGGTAGGCATGATGGCTGCAAAGAACAACCTCTCGATGGAAGCGAAGGAAGTGATCCGGTCGTGGGCTCGACTGCAGCCCGTGCCTGGCAACCGCCTCGTTTTCGGCGATGCCATCTACAAGCACGCGAACGGGCTCTGGAAGGAGTTGGTTCTCACGGTGACCCGTAACGAGGCATTCTTCGTCTCCCGGGTGCTCACGGCGATGTCCGAGACCCTGGAGATGGCGAGGCAGTGCGAGACCTGCGGATGCCTCGAAGCCCTGGCGATCCACCTGTGCTTTCACAACGTGCTGCGGCGCACGGGCGGTCGCCCGTGGATCATCGATGTCCTGACCCGCGAGGGTGAGGTAGCGACCGAGGACATCGAGGAGCTAGACGAGTTCGTTCCGAAGCTCGGGGACCTTCGCAAGATGGATCGCGAGCATCGCAAGCGGATCGAGCAGCGTAGACTGGACTTCATCCGGGGCGCGCGGTGCCCCAGGACTGCCTGAACCCTACCCCCAAACGGAGATGAGCTGATGGTAGCGAAAGCACCTCCCATGTTGGAGTGCATCCTCCTCACGGACAACGGCCGCTGGGCACCATCCAAGGTGCAGACGAAAGACGGCCGGCTGCCCGACGCGATCGAGATCCGCCAGCCCCTGGGTCCTCCTGTGCGGCTGGAGTACCTGGCGAAGTTCGGCTTCTCGGGCCTCAAGCATCCGATCGCCTTCTACATTCACGACAAGATCCCGCTGGACATCCTCTGGGACGAGCCCAAGGAAGAGAAGAAGCCCGGCATCTGGACCCCCGACAAGGAAGGGCTGCTATGACATTCGAGTGGCATGAAGACGTAGCGCAGCATCTGGCGAAGCTGAAGATCCGCGCGCTGTACCAGAGCCCGTACTCCCCGGTACTGGTGGACGAGCAACTGTTCCCGAGCGTGGGCGAGTGGACGATCGACAGCGACGGCAAGGCGTGCCTGCTCGTGAAGAAGCGCGTCAACCTCCCGGGCACCCCTGTGGGCTCCGAGAAGTTCTTCGAGATCGACCTGCTTGGCACCTGCGAGGACCAGGCGCCTATCTGCCGCTTCCAGGTGTTGTTCCGCAACTCGGACAACGTGGCGCCGCCTGGCGTGATTCAGGGCCGATTCGGCGCGATCATCGAGGGTCCCGAGCCCTTCGTGGATTCACGCCCTGCGACCCAGGTGGCGCACGGCGTGACGTTCGGCGATGGCCCGCTCAGCGATGCCTACGTGGCGGCAGAGACCTTGCTTGGCGATCAGCAGGAGCTTGCGATCGACTTCATCGTCGCGTTCGGCATCCACAGCAGCCAGATACTCTATGACGAGATCCTGATGCCTAACGGTTTGACCGACGAGTACGAGACCGAGCCTCTACTTGAGCCGATCGTGGACCGGCTGTCCTGGGCTCCGAACGTGGAGCGCGACTACTTCGCGCTGATGAGCGAGCCGCGCGACGAGTACGACACCTTCGGCTACCGCAAGGATCCGAACGAATCTGGTCCGGACGAGCGTTTCGGATGTCATGCTGAGCCCAGGCTGATCTACAACATCAACGGGACGGGCGTTGCGTGCGTGCGCGCGGAGTTGCTGCGGGTTCACAGCCGCTACCCGTTCCACGTGGAACTTCCTGAGGGCTACCTGGAGGTCCCTGATCCTCGGGCGATCTACTTCGATGGCCCTCTGAGCTGGCACAGCCGCAACCGCCTTGGGCGCCCGGACAGGTACGCGAGCGAGGTTGAGCGGCACCGCTTCCGCGAGGGCGTGCTGGGGATGAAGGCGCCCCGCAGCGAGTGGGTGGGCTCGACGGTGCCCGAGCTTGCCTGGTACGGTCATGATTGGTGGGCGAAGCTGCAGTGCATCGAGCTTGGCTACAAGCAGATGAACACGATGCACGATCCGAACTACTCGATCGAGCGTGGCGGATACGACACCCCGTATCTGTACATCATGCGATCGCTCTTGCGTGGCGCGAAGCTGCTCACTGAGTGCCACCGGGTTGTGAAGCGTGAGGGATGGTCGCGGCACGAGGCAGCCTTCCGCACGCATCTTCAGAAGGTCTGGAGTTGGGTAGCGACCTTCTGGAAGCCGAAGCTCTACGGGCTGGTTCCTCGCCGCCAAGACGAGCAGGTGCCGGGTCACGAGGGGGAGCCCATCATTCCTGCGTGGCAGATCATCCATCTCTACAGCGCGCTGTACGCCTGGAAGGATCTCGGGAGCCAGTATGCCAGGGAGGTGGCTCAGGATCTGGGAGCGGCGCTGCTGGATGCCTACGTGTGGAAGCCGAGCGGCGAGTGGTGGATGCGCAAGATCATCCTCGCGGCGCAGCACAACGTGGGCTGGGAGCCTCACCCGAGCCTGGATGCTCTGATCGTGTGGCCGTACAGCTCGCTGAAGCTGATCTGGCAGAAGGGCTCGATGCTGGGCTTCACGGGTCCGCAGCAGGCGAAGGCGAAGGCGATCTGCATGGATCTTCGGCAGCGGTTCCAGGGCCTTGATGGTCCTGGCTGGGTCGAGAACATCTCGGAGTGGGGGTGTGGGGATTATGAGTAGCACGCCGACCGTTGTGGCGATCTTCCGCACCGGGTGCGCGCTGGTGATCCCCTTCGACGAGGAGTACCTGGAAGCGAAGGAGGTACGCCTCTTTACCCGGGAGCGCCCAGGCGAGCCTCACGAGGCGAAGTGTGAGCGGATCAGCCGGTGCGTGTTCAAGGGCTACGAGCTGGACAGAGAGGCGATCGTCTTCCAGGAGGTGGAGGCCGACGACGATGAGTGACAAGCCGGACCACCTGGACGGCGAGGACTACCTGGACGGACGCGATGAGCCTGGGTAGGGAGTCTCGCTACTGCCCCGGGTGCCAGTGCTGGAAGCCCCTGGACGACTGGGGCTCCGAGAGATGCCGGACATGCGAGGACTGGGACGACCCCGCGCTGCTGGACGACATCCCCGCGCCCGTCCGACGCATCCCGCATCGTCCCTACTCGCGTAGACCCCTCTGGTGCTCGGGTGGCCGACTCTCCCAGTACGAGCAATGGGCGATCGCAAACGACTGGGCCTCCGACCCCTGGCTCAAAGACCTGGGAATCCTACAAGATGATCCGCCCTGACAAAGCCCTCACAAAATGTCAAGAAGATGTCACATTTGTGTCACAAACGTAAAAGCCGTGGATTTCTGAGCGGATTCTAGGCAGCATCCCGGGCGGAGTCTTTTTTTCTTCAAGAGCGGATCCGAGGTTGCCGAGGATTCGGTCGAAGAAGACGCCAACATGCGTTCGGCAGACGCATTCTCCGATTCGTTCGCGATCCTCCTCCTCCTGCAGCCTCTGGCACCTCCTGTCAGGGGCTGCTCTCGTAAGCCCTGTTATCCTCGCTGGCTAAGATCCCACTCGATAGCCCTGTTATCCACGGGCTCACCGTACAGTCCCTCGCTCGTACCTCCCGGTACCAGGAGATCCCTCCACACGATGGGACCCACACGATGGGACCCCCGGATGGGACCCAACCCCTGCAAACAAGTGAGGGGACAGCCCTTTCAGTGCAGCCCACGCGCGGGGTCAGACGGTACCCCCCTGTGGGGGGTCTACCGGATGACGGAAGGGGACGGGGCTGTTCTGCCGGCTCATCCTGGGTATACGCGCCCGGAGCTTAGCTCGCGCGGTCTCTGTTCGCGAGGCTGTCGGCGGCGGCCCGAAGGGCCGAGGCTGGAGTCTGGGGGGCAGCTGGGGGTGAGCCGCCGGGGCTGAGACAGACCGGGGTTCACCGGACCAGATCCCGGTAGCTACGGGCTGGTTCGACCCTCAGGGTGCTCTGATGGATCGTGGAGTCTGAGGGAATAGAGCGATCCGGAGATGAGCCGATGCGTACCGAGAAGCGTACCTTCACCGTATGGTCTTGGGAGCGTCAGGGCAAGTCCGACGTGGAGATCGTCCACCGTCCGAACAGCAGACGGGATGTCTGCAGGGAGTGTGGTGAGGTGGTCGAAGCGGGAGACGGGCATCTCTTCAGCGGAGGATATGGCCGAGCGATGTGCTGGCACATCAGCTGCTTCCTGGAGAAGCAGTCGGCGAAGTATCCCGAGGTGGAGGAGTCCAAGCCCAAGGCGACCAAGCCGAAGTCGGCGAAGAAGGTAGCTCCCAAGGCGGCGAGGACTGCGAAGGTCGAAGAGCCTGCCGATCTGGGATCGATGATTGCCAAGGCCGTTGCAGAAGCGATGGCAGCCCTCCAGCCCAAGTAGGCTGGCCCCGTCAACCGGGGGCGAGAGCCCCCTTTTCCTGGAGATGTGAGCCATGAAGATCACAGCAATGGTGCTGGTGAAGGGCGATAGCGACGCCCTGATCCGCAACGCTCGACGCCACGGGATGAGCGTTCGTGGCATTCAGACGGTCCGAGACAACGGTGGAGAGACGAGGGCGACGGCGATCGGCGACGAGAACGATCTGGTTCGCTGGTTCTGCCGGGACGCCAACGCCAAACCGCCCTTCGATGCTGGCAGCCTGCTCTGGTACTGGATCGAGCGTCCGGAGGACAACGAGGGCTGGCGAGCCGACGAGACCACCGAGTTTGCCACGGTAGCGAGGCTGGAGGGTCGCTGAGGTGCGGTGGGTCGTCATCGACTCAACGCTCAACGGGGAGTCGCTCTGCCGCCACTGTGCGGCGGGGCGGCGACGGACCAAGCGGCCAGTCACAAGGGTGAAGACCCTGAGGGTCGCCAGGGAGACGGCCAGCTGCCACGATTGCAGGCTGAGCCTGATACAGAGCGACATTCGCCACAACCTGTATGTCGATCCGCCGCCGAGGAGGCAATGAGATGGATATCCGGTTCATTCACGAGGAGGACTGGATCGAGTTCGAGCGGCGCTACAGCGCCGCTTGGAACTTCCTCCTGCAGCGTAGCCTGACGAACGAGCTTCTCCACCTTCGGCGTGGAGCGCTTCGAGGCCGTCTGAACATCGCCGAGAAGTGCCGTCTGCTGAGCCTGGAAGAATGGGCGAAGTCGATCGGCTTGGAGCGGATCACCGGCGAGCTTTCGGTGTCGGAGAGGTGATGGAGGCTAAGCCCATGTGGAGCTTGACACGAGATCAGCTTACCAAGGTCGTCTCCGAGGCCCAGAGCGTCCAGGAGATCGCCAGGAAGTACAAGGATCGAGTCACTGAGAAGGCGATGAGCGACATCATCCAGCGAGCCCTCAAGGTGATCTCGTCCAAGGTGCCAACTCAGCGGGTCGGCTAGTAGCGAACACGGGCTCTCGGCTGGATCGATCGCTCATCAGCCTGTGGCACGAGCGGTCGATAGCCTGGCGCGGCAGATACGCTTGACCCGCCGCCGATAGGTGGCAGCCATGCGAATGGGAGCTGAGCCGGGACACGAGGGGCTGAGGCTTACCACCCGAGCCCTTCGCACGAGGCGAAGCCGAGAGCCCGACCTTTCACCATCAAGGAGATGAGCCATGAGCGAGACAGTGATCTACGTTGAGCGCTTCTATGACGCATACAGGGTGTACTCGGAGAAGGGGGTCCGCGAGACGGAATTCTGCCCGGATGAATTCGATACGATCTTCGACATCGATTCTTGTGACGATGACTATGGCGAGGCGAAGCTCAAGATCACGGCCGAGCCGCCGAGGCCGAATCACTCGATCCTCGATGCGAACATGATGGTCGTGGACAACGGCTGTAGATGCTGCACAAAGCTTCAGCCGATCAACAGGCTCAAGCCCTACGGCGACTACGTGACCATCGGCAGGCCGCCCTTCGTCCGGGCTAACGGCGAGGACCTCAAGGAGGGAGCCTGCATCAAGGTCGGCTACTACATCGTCACGCTCGAAGAGATCGAGCGATTTCCCTGGGAGTGAAGAGAATGAGCGAGAAGCCAACGCTTGGGGATTCCATGCAGCACCCGATCGGATCCCCTGAACGGAAAGACATCGCATCGAGGGCACTCGGGCTGCCATCAGTCCAGCCAGGACGATGCGCCATGTGCGGGAAGACCCCGCAAGAGTTCGGTGGCTTCCCCACCGAGGACGACATCAGCGAGTGGAAGATCAGCCAGACCTGCCACCGCTGCTGGGACGAGCTTTACGGAGACGAGGACGAATGAGCGAAGACATCAAAGAGAAGGCTTACGACGAGGCACGAGAGTGCCGCTACCGCATGGAACTGACTATGCCTCGGCGCCAGATCCTGTTCCACGACCTGGAGGGGCTCACCCGAGAAATCCACCTGATCGAGGACGAGCTGAACGTCTGCATCCAGGTCCAGACCATTTCGCCCGAGGACAACGCGAAGCTGAACATAGGCCCCGAGAGGGTCGCTACCCTCCTGATGATCCAGATGGTTGCACCCCGATCGTCGGATGGCGTCCTGATCTTCACTCGGCCCATCGGAAGGATCATCGATCGGGCGAGCGAGGAGGCCCAGAGCCTGGCTGAGAACTAGGCTCGTGCCGTGTCCCATATGTGGAGCGCCTGACGAGCATGGCTACTGCGACAGGTGCTTTGAGCTTGAGAACGTAACCCCAGAAGAGCTTGAGGCTGCCGCCGAGATCTGGCGGCTCCTCAGCGCCACACCCAAGGAGATGAGCCATGAACCAGCGAGAAATCGTCTCGAAAGAGAAGGTGACCCAGAGGATCGACCAGATGGTCGAGACGGGCCGCCAGAGAGCCACAGCGACCATCGAGAGGCTTGAGCAAGAGCCCGTGAAGGATCGCATCGTCAAGGTCGGCCAGAACGGCAGCTCCACGCCCATCGAGGTGACCGTGGACGGCAAGAACCGGGTCGGCCTGCTGTTCAACGGAGACACCGAGCCCAATCACTTCCACAGCCACGCCCTGAGGCAGTTCGCCGAAAAGCTCGACCTGCTCGGACGGGGCAGCAACCTCAAGAACTGGATCGACGGAGAGCCCTGGCAACGCATGGTCGTCGCAGATGCCATCTCGACCACCCTGGCGAACACGAAGACCAGGGAGCGGATGCTGATCCGCAGCGTGGACAACCAGATCCGAGGCGTGCTCAGCGATCAGTATCGGCGCCTGAATAGCGTGGACATCATCGCCTCGTTCCTCGAAGCCGCCAGAAGGCTCCAGATGAAGCCCTACCGGGCGAGCTACGACGAGATCAAGTGGAGCATGGAGATGATCCTGCCCCACCCCATCCCCCTGCAGACGCCAGGTGGCGTGGACTACCTCGGGGTCGGCATGGCGCTGAGAAGCTCCGACTTCGGTGCGAGCGGCCAGGAGCTTGCCTTCAAGGTCGTTCGCCTCGCCTGCATCAACGGCATGGTCGGTGAGAAGATGCTGCGTGAGGTGCATCTGGGCATGCGGCTGCCCGATGACATCACCATCGCAGAGGACACCTTCCGCCACGACACGCTGCGCAGCGCCGGCATGATCCGGGATGCTGTCCAGTCCGTGCTGCAGCCGCAAGCCCTTCAGAACCGCCTGGCTCCCCTCGCAATCGCCGCTCAGGAGGAGATCGAGCCCGAGGCCGAGATCAAGGGTCTGGTGAAGGCCAAGCGCATCAGCAAGGCCGAGGCAGAGCAGGTGAACGCCGTGCTCAGCCGCAACGACGAGAACGAGATCCCCTCAGGCAAGGCGACCAAGTGGCGCCTGGCCAACGCGCTGAGCTTCCTGGGACAGTCCAGCGAGATCAGCGAGGATCGCCGAGCCGACCTGGAGCAGCTCTCCGGGATCATGCTCGGCATCCGTGACAAGAAAGAGCTTGAACTGGTCGAAGCCTAGCAACCAAGCGAACCCTGGAGCCTGGCGCCTGCCAGGCTCCCCCTTCAAGGAGATGAGCCATGATCAAGCGTCAGAAGTTCGATGAGCTTACCGAAGAGATCATCAAGCTGAACAAGCAGCTCTCACGCCTGAACGTCTGCCGGGGCTTCTGGGAGAAGCTCGAACCGCAGATGAGGCGCGAGTTCCCCAAGTGGTTCGAGAAGACCCACATCACCGCATCATGGGGAGGTGGGATCAGCATCGCTGTCCGCTTCGAGATCCCGGGTGAAGAGTTCACCCTGATCGGCAAGCAGATCGTCCGAGAGCTGGCCGAGCTTGGGTGGCGGCGCCACAACTCTCGATACAGCTGCAGACGATCCATCCAGCACGCTATCGAAGATGGCGTGTCGATCCCATACGATGGGGCCGTGACTCATGTGTACCGTACCCCGTGGGACTGGTGCACCGTCACCGTCTGGCTGCAGCTGAAGTACGGGGAAGGCAAGGGCAACTGCCGCTTCGAGCCCAGGCCGCCTCAGTCCATCACCACCGGGTACCGCTTCGTCTGCGAGGCTTGAGCGGGGACACTACCTCCCATTGGCGCCCCCTGCCCCCGACCCCTACACTTCACCGGGAAGGCTGTCAAGCCCTCCCAAGGAGCAACCGAGCCTTGCCAGGTGGCTAACGCTTTGGCATACTGGCAAGGCCCTACAGGAGATGAAATGGACCTAGCGAACATCAACTTCCTCCCGCTCATCGAGATGGAGAACAACCCCATCGCCAAGATGGAAGACCACCTGGCAGGCATCGCCCTGTCCAAGTGGGAGAAGGCCATCAAGAGGCTCGAAGACGGGCTCCCACATGGGCTCTGGGCCTCAAGCTCGCATTGGGCGCTGCTCTGCCCAAGGCGCATCACGTATCAGCTCATGGGCCTCTTCGAGGTGAACGACTGGCGCTCTCAGGCCGTCTTCCGCACAGGTGACATGGAGGAGGCCGCGCTCTACGGGGATCTGGTCGGATCCGGTGTGGAAGTTCGCGGCACCCAGCTAAAACTGGTTTTCCCGATTCTCAGCGCCAACGCGGTCACCATCTACGTCACCGGCAAGCTGGACGGGATCATCCGCATCTGCCCCGACACGCAGGCCGTGCTGGAGTACAAGACCGGCACGAAGTACGAGATCGACAAGTGGATGTACCGCAACGACCGCAAGGGCAACAGGCGCTCTCCTGAGCCCAACCCGGGAGCCGTCTGCCAGGCGAACATGGGCATCCACCTGCTCAACCACGGCTACCTCGTCCGCTCCAGGCAGAGAGCCCCTGAAACGCCTGAGGAGTACAAGGCCGTCTCCAACGGTGCCGTGCTCCTCGAAGAGCTGCCTCACGAGGAGAACTGCACAGGAGAGAAGGCTCTCACCCGGCTGATCTCAGACGGCACGATCGACGGGCCGCTCGACACAGCCTGCCTGATTGGCCTCGCCAAGGAGTCCCAGGTGCGCCGAGGGCTTGCCTTCGAGTACCAGGCCAACCTGGCCCGAGAGTGCTACAGAGGCTTCGAGAGCGCCTTCTGGGCATGGAAGAGCGGGAAGAACACCCTTCCCCGTGGATTCCAGCCCGAGCAGAAGACCAAGACCACCGACCCGGAGCTTCCCAAGAGCCCGAATGGCGGCTGCGCTTTCTGCCCCTCTCGTGCCTGGTGCTGGGAGAACGCCGGGATGTACACCCCCACCAAGGAAGAGCGCCTCATCCGCATCCAGCGGCCCGATGCGCCCATCCCCGAGGCCGAGTGATGAGCGAAGAACAGAAGACCGAGACCAAGAGTCCCGAATGGACTCCCGAGCAGATGGTTCTCTGGCAACGCAAGAAGTGCCAGGAGAGCCTGGACATGGCCGTCTGCGAGCAGAAGGGCCGAGCGGGCCAGCAGATGGACTACGTGGAGCACGTCTACGTCCGAGCCCGCCTGAATGAGATCTTCGGGCCGCATGGCTGGTCGAGCGAGACCGTCGATGGACCCACCGAGGTGTTCGGCGAGATCGGGCTCAAGCAGGACTACCAGACCAAGCGGTGCATGCCCGTGTATCGGTGCGGCTGGATCTGCAAGGTGAAGCTCATCATCCGGTGGGCCGATGGCCGCGAGACCTGCCACACCGGAACAGGCTTCTGCACCGGCACGGCGAACCCCCACGTACCGCAGGATGCACCCGAGGGAGCCAGGGCGATTCACTTCACGGATCGCGAGAGCCCCATCGACATGGCCTGCAAGGGGGCAGAGTCGGACGCCTTCAAGCGGGCAGCCTCGAACCTGGGCTGGTCCTTCGGGCTCGCGCTCTACCAGAAGCCCGACAAGCGAGAGCACGTCTTCGACTCGCGCCAGCAGCGAGCCAACCGAGGAGCCCCTCAATGAAACTGGACCAGACCAAGAAGACCATCTCCGACTACGAGAGCCAAGGATACCTCGTCGGGAGGGTCGAAGGCTTCGCAAGCGTCAGAGCCACGGTGTCACGCGACCTGTGGGGCATCTTCGACCTGATCGCCGTGAAGCCCGGAGCCCCTCCCGTCGCCATCCAGGTGACAGGCGCAGCCGGAGGACACTTCGCGGCACACTTCCGCAAGATGCTGTCCCGGACGGTCCCGTGGAGAGGCCAGTCCCTGCATGTGATCCAGTTCCTTCTCAGCAGCGGATGGGACGTTCGGCTTGAAGCCTGGGGCTTTCGCACTCGCAAGGGTGAGAGGTACCTGGCGCACAGGTCGCATCACTTCACCCGAGAAGACATCGAAGACTTCACATGAAACGAAAGCATTGTCCGTTCGCATCGAGGCTCAAGAAGTGGATGGCCTTTCGCGGCCTATCGCTCAAGGACCTGGAACAGCGGACGGGCTATGCTTCGTCCACCCTTAGCAGATGGAGGACAGGTAGCCGAGAGCCCCTGCTTAGCACACTCGTAACATTCATCGACCGGATCGAAGATCCCAATAAGGAGTACCTCCTACTATGGCTTATAGGAATCCATCGGATCGCTCCCTGGAGAATAACTACTACACCAGCACCCAAGAAGTCCTCGAAGCACGCTCCGAGCGGTACCGCAGAGCCAACCAGATCCTGTGTGGATGCTGTGCCGTTCTGATCCTGGCGCTCCTGGGCGCGCTGCTCACGGGCTGCAAGGGAACCGTCTCGAAAGATGACCTGGCTCCCGTCGTCGTCAACGCCTGGGCTGGCTCGAAGCTCGAAGCCGATCGGGCGGTCGTCGGAGAGCCCATCTCCGAGCGTCTCCAGGTCTTCCTGCAGGAGAACCATAAGTGGTGGGATCAGCTGCACCAGATCGTCCAGGGCAAGAACACCAAGGAGTGATCTGGCCACGAAGCGAGCCCCTGTGGAGGAAGATGCTGGACCCTGCATATCACCCACGGGGCAGAGAAATCACCCTCACACTCAACACAAGGAGAACCAAAGTGGAATCCGAAACTCCCCTGACCGATGCCGTCCTCGATGCCATGCTCTCCTCTGGCGGGCTCGACGAGATCCCGGCCGTAGCCCGCAGAGAGATCCGCAACTTCCTCAAGCGCAACAAGGATGCGATGGTCGGGATCGCAGTCGAGACGCTCAAGGACTACCTCGAACGCCTCGTTGCCGGCGAGACCTTCGCCTCCGTCCAGCACGACCTGCTGCTCACCTTCTCCGACCGCGAGCTGATCGACTTCTACAAGATGAACACCGATCAGATGCGCCAGGTGAAGAACAGGCACTTCCGCGAAGCCGCCATCCTCCACGACATGGTGTCGGTCCTCACCCAGATCGGGCTCGAAGCCCTCGACCTGCTCATCGGGAATGCGATCATCGCTCTCGCAGCATGAACTCCCTGCGGTAGCGATTGATCAGATCAAGTAGACCAGGCATCTGGGCGAAGGCGCGCAGCTTCGACGGGCGCAAGCTCATCAGCGGCGTGCCCTTGCCCCAGATCAGCTCGTGAACCTTCGCCCGCTCCAGTGTCGTGAGCGAGTCCGCATCCTCGATCGCGTTCTTGATCTTGACCGGGAGCGGGTCACTGATCGAGTAGGATCTCACCTTCGGGCTCCAGCTCCAGAGCCTGGCCTTCGACTTCAGCGTGTTTGCGAAGTCACCGAGCCCCAGGTTGCTCGCCTCCTCGAAGATCTCCTGCATCTCCTGCTGGTTCTCAGCACGGAAGAACCGCTGGCTCAGGTCATCACGGATGTACTGCCGAGTCATCCGCCCGCCCTCACGGTAGCGAGAAGTCCGATAGCCCTCAGACCATGAGCTTGGGGAGCCGGGGAAGATCGCCCGCTTGAGCATCTCAGCGTAGGTGGTCGAGACCGGCCTGGATGAGGGGCCGAACCGGAGAGGCTTCTCCCGATCGGTCGGATGCACGTCCGCTTCGAGCATCTGGCCCATCCTGCCGATGATCGAGCGCGAGAACGGGATCGTGAGGAACCCGCCCGGGATCGCCCACCCGTTGTCGAAGGGCAGGAAGAACGTGCGGTTCTGATCCTTGAAGATCCGCACCTGGTTGCTCATCGCATCCGAAGGGCTCCGACCCGCCGCCACCTCCTGGAACAGGCGGCCCGCCCCGAGCACCGTGCCGAGACCCATCTTCGCAGGCATCGTGGACACGCCAGCGGGGATGCCGCCCGGGATGAAGCGGATCGAATTCGGGATCCCATAGACCCAGGGCATCTCCGAGAGCCCCGGGATATCGCTCGGGTGAGCACCGATGAAGTTCCCGGTGTCCATGCCCAGAACCTGATCCATGAACGTGTAGAGCGCCCACGATGCGACGATGTGGCGCACGCCTCGGGAGAACCGAGCCAGGTCCGGCTGCTGGAACCCGTGCCCGGTCGGCACCGTGTAGAGCGCCTTCACGTCCCGCGCACGCTCCATCGCCTGCAGCATGCCGAACGAGCCGAGATGGCCGAAGATCCGCCAGGGCCGGTAGCGCATGATGCCCGGGTGGTACGCCAGCCTGTACACGAAGTGCGTCCGCATCACCTGGCCGAAGGCCAGATCGTGCGCGCTCAGCAGGTGCGGGTTCTCGGCTGTCCCGTCACGGCGCATCGCCTCGCCCTCGATCACCCGGAAGTGCTCGCCCGTCTCCGGGTTCACGAACGGAGCCTTGCCCTTGCCCGCCCCGTTGCCGAATCGCTTGAGGTAGTGGTCGTATGCTGTCATGTACAGCATCTGGCGGGTGTGCTGCTCGCTCAGCTCGAAGGACGTGAACATCTTGGGGTCGATGTGCTTGACGATCCAGCGCCCCGCTGTGTCGCGAGCCTCGACCATCGCCTGGGTGACTGCGGATTCCTCCTTGCCGACCTGCCCCTCGACGACATCGACAGCCCACATGTTCTTCTCGTGCATCCCGCCGAGATCATATGGGCTCTTCTTCAGGATGCGCTCGTAGTGCTTCGCCCAGGCGTTGTTCGGATCCGAGGCGAGCGTGTCCTTGGCGATCGCATCCCAGATCTCCCGGTGGCTCTTACCCTCCGATGCCATCTTCCAGTACATCGGGACCCGCTTGGTCGCCGCCGGAAGGAAGCCACGCATCGTCTTCCACCCAGCCGAGACGGACTGGAACCCGTTGGTCGCTGCGTTGAGGACCAGGTTCCCCTCGATCAGGTTCATCTGCGCAGCGGGCGAGTTGATCACGCCACCGAGCGCAGCGTGGTGCCCGAGTGCGCCGAGCGTCGTCTCGATCGACTCCCATGCGCGCCAGAGGAATCCCCTGCGCGCGTTCCAGTCCTTCGGGCCGCCGCCTCGGGCGATCTCTTCGAGCCGATCCCACAGGAAGCTGTTCTCCACCACGCCCGTGATGCCCTGGATCAGGCCCCGGCTGCGCACGAAGAGCCTCGCTCGCTGGATCTCCTCTCGCCCCTTCAGCTTGATGTAGTTGCTGGCCTGGTTGATCGGGCCTGGCTGGTGGAGCACGATCACGTCGTCGGCTCCCCATTTGTCGGATCCCTCCTCGCGCATCCCGAGCTTGGTCTGGTTGCGCACGATGTACATCTTCCAAGGCCCCTTGGCCTGGAACCGCTTGCCGTAGCGCGGCGGGAAGACGCCTCGCACCTCCATCATCAGGTTCCCGCCCACCTCGTGGCCGGCCATCGAACTGTAGCTCTGCTCGGTGGTCGCTGACGTGGACTCGTAGAGCATCTTCCCCGCAGCAGCCGGGGTCGAGATGTCGAGCGGGGCGTACTCGCCGAGGAGGTGGTCCTCGCCCTGCTGCATCACGCGCTCGTGCTTGATCTTGCGGTAGCTCTCACGCAGGTACATCATCAGCACGGCCGGGTGCTTCACGTAGCCGTCCCGGTCGAGCCGCCGCTGGAGCCAGTTCGCAACGAACTTGCGCCGCTTGGCCTGGGGAACGAGCGGATCTTTCGCGTACCCGTTCGCGACCCTCAGGTGCCCCTTGATCGTCGGCATCCCGTCGAAGATCTCGGGTGTCGTGTCCGAGATGTCCGTCTTGTACTGCTGGGCGAGGAAGGGATTCAGGTCGTACTTCATCCAGACGTGCGGGAAGTAATCCCTCACACCGTAGCCCGTCACCTCCAGCATCTGCCCGTTCGGGAGCTTCACAAAGGTGGTCGCCCCGGGCTCCAGCAGCTCCTTCGCCTGCATCACCTCCTCGATCACGCGGATGTTCTTGTTCCGGAAGAACTCCCGATGCAGCTTGTTGTCCCAGGCCATGCGCGACCCGCTCACCGGATCGAACGGTACTCCGAGATGCGGAGCCAGCGAGTGCAGGTCGATGCCCACTGCCTCGTCCACGTTCTGGCCGGTCGCCTTGGCCCGCTTGATCGCAACCCGGATCGGATCGTAGAGATGCTGGACGATATCCTTGCGCATCTCCCTCAAGACGGTGCGGATCACCTGGACCCGGCCCCAATCCTCCTCGCCGATCTCGGCCATGCGAGCGAGGCGATCCTTGTGGCTGAGCTTGCCGTACTCCTCGACGATATCGATCACCCGCTCGAAGCGCGGCTGAGTCTTCCCATCGATGAAGGACTTGTCCTCGACCCACTCCTTCCCGAGCCCTTCGGTCGCCAGGCTCTCCAGCTGCTTGCTGCGCAGAATCCAGTGCGTGCCCTCCTTCTCCCCGATCTGGACCAGGCCAGGCGCGATCTGCCACAGCGGGGTGAACTGGTGGCGGACCATCTTCCGGATCCAGCCCCGGTTCTTCGGGTCGGCCTTGAGCGTCTTGGTCAGCTCGTAGACGTTCAGCTCGGTGGGGTCCGTCATGACACCGGCCTTGATCCGGCGCCATGAACCCTTCGCCCACTCCATGAGGCGATCGCGCATCAGGGGCTCGTGATCCACGAGACGATCCGCCTCGCCCTCCGAGAGCCCGTGCTTCGCCGTCGCCTCGACGGTGCGCTGGCTGCCATCGAAGGCCCCGCACGGGCTCAGGCAGCGCACGTCCCAGGGCCGCTCGACCGCCTCGTTCCACGGTGGGCTGAACTCGGGGAAGTTCTTGCGGTACCGCTTGTTTGAATTCAGCCAGTTGCTGAGATCGTTCACCATCGCGATCCCGCGATCGGTCCAGCGGTAGTCGTGCTCCCCGGCGCCCTTCGTAGCCAGGCCGGTCTCGACCAGTTTGTCGGCGACCGCCTTCTGGAACCGCAGCAGATCCCCTGTGACCCCCAGCTCCTTGGCCAGGCCGCTCTTGATCCCGCCGCCGAGGTAGTACCCGGTGAGCGTGTCCATCCCCAGCCGCAGCTCCAGCGGTACCTCTCGGCCAGCCTCGCCGGCCAACTGCCGGCGCCCCTCGCCAACCTCACCGGCATCGCCCCGGTCCCGGATGCGCTCCTCGAACTCGCCTCGGATCCTCTCGTTCAGGATCGTTTCCCAGGGGTAAACGCCGTAGGTGTCCTTGGCCTGGACTCCCTTGACCATCTCCTCGTAGAGCTTCTCGCTGGGCTGGCGAGTGCCTTCCTCCCACACGCCCAGCTTGCGCGCCCGAGCGTCCATCGCGAACGAGATGTTGGTCCACAGCTGGCCCTCGTGGAATCCCATCGCCAGCTCGGCCTCGCGCACCATCTCCCGGGCCTTCGCCACCCGGTGGGCTGCGTTCGACTCGTCCTTCAGCATGCCGGCCGGGTGGGCAATCGCGTTGATCGCCTTCTCGCGGCTGGCCTGGTGATCGACCCCGATCTTGGATCCGTAGGCTGCCTCGGCCAGGTACCCCTTCAGGTGATCCGCCGCCGCCCCGGTGGCCTTCGCCTTCTTGGTCGCCTCGCCCGCCGCCTTGCCGTACTCCTTGTTGGCCGCCTTGCGGTACTGCTTCAGCGCATCCGAGTAGGTCCCGGCATCGACGCCCGCCTTCTCGGTCACCTTGCCCCAGAACGTCTCCTCGCCCCGGACCGCATTCGTGTTCCTCGGCAGCCCCTCCCCCTGCAGCCTGGCGTGCAGCAGCGCCTGGCCGGCCACCTCCTTCGGAGAGCCCTTGAACTGCTCGACGAAGCGCGCGTGCCCCTCTGCGGACGCAGCAGATTCCCTCGTCAGGAAGCGGCGCCCCTTGGCGCTCTGCGGATAGGCCAGCTTCAGCCCCTCTCGCACGATCTCCCCGGGCACGGGTTCTGAGCCGACGAGATCTTGCGGCCGAGGAAGGGCCGTTTCCGCGCCCCTGGTGGGACGCCCGGGCTCCGGGAGCTTGCTCTCAGCCGAGGGCTTCTTCTCCATCCCCTCGTAGGGCAGCTCTGTCTCGGGCATGAACTCGGGCTTGGGCTTGGGCGGCTCGAACGCCTTCCACTGCTCGGGCTGCTTCTTCTCCCGCGCACGCACCATCTGGGCCTGGGCTCGGACCGCAAGCGTGGGATCGATCGCCTCGATCTTCTTCAGCGTGCGGTTCCACATCTTGGTGATCACACCCTGGTGGATCCCGCCCCGCTTGCGCAGGTCCCGGCGCAGCTCCGAGAGCATCGTCGCCATCTCGCGCCGGAATTCATCGACCTGAGGACCCGTCACGTTGCGGATCTCGTTTGCGAGCAGGCTCTCAGCCCGGCGAGACACCTCGACCACCTGCTGGCGGGTGGCCTCGACCATCGCCTCGGGATCCTTGAAGCCCTGGCGCTCCGCGATCTCCTGAGCCCGCTGCTTGCGGTCGAACTCCACCCGAGCATCCACCTGCTTGCGGAACTCCTGGCCCCGCTCGCCGGCCAGCGCCATGCGGGCGTCCTCGGCCTTGCGCATCTCGCCGACCTGGCGCTCCACCTTGCTCACACGCTCGGCGCTCGCCCGCATCCACTCGTCCTTCGTGCGCGGCTCCATTCCCCGGCGCGCAGCGCGGATGCTCCCCGGAACGGTGCGGCGCACCACGCCCTCCTGCACCTGGGCGCCACCACGCCCACGCTCGGCCCACATCTGACGCTGGCGCACCGCAGGAACCTCGCGCCGTACCCGCTCGCGGTACGCACTCATGCTCTCGAAAGCCCTCTTTTGCGGTAGGGCTCTCGGAAGCGGCTCCTCTGTCATCTGGCGGTACTTCTCGGCTTCGGAAGCCTTGCCTCCAGACTCGGGCCGCAGGGCTCCGCTCCTTCCGCGCGCCGCCGAGAGCGCGCCAAAGACCGCATGCGCCGGGATCTCATGGAGCGTCCGGGTGAGCGCATCGCCCAGCGTCAGATCCTCATCCGTCACCGCCTCGTAGACGTTCGCCGCCACCGAGCCGGCCGTCAGCTTGGCAGTCTCCGCGCCGCCGCGCGCCGCCGCGCGAATGGCCGAAGCTCCCCGCCCGCCACGAACAGCCGGAGCCAGCGCACGCCCGCTCAGCTGCTGCATCCCCGTCCCGACCTGGGTGGAAACGCCGGGAGAAAGCCCCAAGGTCTTCTGCCCACCAAGAGCACGGCCACGCATCAGGCCGCCGAACCCTCCCAGAAGCGACCCCGCCCCGTGCATGCCCGCACCGAAAGCGAACTCCCGTGGGAAAGCACCCCAGGACTCCTCCCGGCCAACCCCGAGCAGACCGAATGCCGCCCCTGTGGAAGCCGCGCCCGCCGCGCCGCGCCCCACGGCACCCCTGCCCAGAGCCTGTGCCGCATTTCCAGCGCCCCGCAAGACGCCACCAGCCATCGGGACCTTCGTGGCCGCCCCGGCCGCCATGCCCAGACCCTTCGTACCCAGGACCAGGGCTCCGATGTCCCCGACCGTCCGACCGACTGACTCGATCCCGCCCCTGGCCGCAACCTCCTGGCCCCGCTGGCCAATCTCGATGTCGCGCTCCATCAGCTCGGAGCCCATCTCGGTGGGGAGCCCGAGCCGCTTGCGCTCCTGGTTCTTGCGCACCGCCGTCGCCAGCAGCTCCGAGGAGTCGCGCTGCCCCTCAAGCCCCATCTCCAGGTACCGAGGATCGAAGGCCCCCTGGAAGATGTCCCGGGTGCGCCTGGCCGCCTGGCCCGCGCTGATCCCCGGGTCGTCGTACATCAGGGACTTGATCCCCCGGCCGACGCTCTCCAGCCCGACCGCCGAAGCGAGACCGCCCGCGATCGCCGGCAGCGCGCCGACTCCTCCGACCACCTCCCCAGCCGCAGCCCGCAGGCTCCCGAAGAGCCCCTTGTCCTGCTCGGCACCCGTCGCCAGGCGCTCGCCCCGGGTCGTGTGCAGGTTGCGCAGGTACTTCAGCCGCTCGAAGAACCCGTACCGCTCGTTGCGCAGCGCCTGCTGTTCCGGAAGGCTCAGCCGCTGCCAGAGTTGGTTCTCGTACTGCTGGGCCTGCTCCGGGCTGCCGAAGATCTCCTGGTCAGAGAGCCCATAGATCAGGCGCCGGTAGCCCCCGACGATCTCCTCCCGCCCGCCACTCCAGCTATGCCGGATGCGGTTCGGGTCGTACCCTCTTGGACTCCAAGGCGTCTGGTCTGGCATCGATCATCGTCCACCCGTCAAGCCCTGCAGGGCCTGGCCACCCCCCAGCCCAGACTGAGGGTTGAATGGCCCGGCATCCTGGATGTCCGGCTGCCCGAGGTTCGGTAGCGGCATGCTCTGCTGCGGGTTCGGGATCGCGTTGATCCAGGCCGCGATCGTCCGCACCAGCGGGTCCTGCATCGCCTTGCCGTTCGTCTCCAGCAGTGTCTTCAGGGCTCTCGACCTGCGATCCAGGTACTCGCCCCCATCCAGAGCGTCCTCCTGCGTGAACGGGCCAGGCTGGCCGAGCACGTTCATCGCCTTGGACAGCGTGGATGGGTTCATCCCACCCGGGTTGCGGAAGAGATCCTGCTGGACCATCGAGATCGTGTGGACCAGATCCATCATGTCCGGGTTGCTGGTCATCCGGCCCTCGAACCAGCCCGGCACCGCCGTGCCCCAGGTGTTCCAGGTGTTCGTGATGTCCGGCCTGGCCATGAACACGCTGCTCGGGATCTTCCCGGCTGGGTGCGGCACCGTCTCCAGCCAGCGCCGGTCATCCATCAGGAGAGTCATCACCTGCTTCTCGATGTCGTCGCTGAACTTCTTCTCGTCGAAGCGGCGGTACACGTCCCGCTGCTGCCCCGGAACGCTCGAAGGCGTCTGCCCGAGCATCGTCCTGCGTAGCTGTTCCCTGCGCTCGTAGTTCCGCTGGTTCAATGCCGGGTCCCGGTTGAACTGCGTGTAGGCATGCGGCTTCACCACGTCCTCGATGAAGGTGTCGAGCCCGCTCATGAGATCCCCGCCGCTCTCCTCGAACCGGCGCAGAAGCTCCGAGTCGCCACCCTCGGTCTCCGAAGCGAGCAGAGCCTCAAGAGCCTGATCGAAGGTCTCCGAAATCAGAGTCGCTTCCTGGTCCGGGCTGAGTGTGATCCCGCTGTCCTTGTACCCCTTGCGAACATCGTTGATCGACGCCTGGATCTTCGAGACGACCGGGTTCTTCCGAAGATCCAGAGCCACCATCTTCGAGATGCTGATCACCTTGTCCCGGCTGATCCCAGGAAACCCCTGCTGAGCAAGGGCACCCTCGGAGGTTGCTCGCCCCTCGGCGGTGCTCTGGCTCATGATGCCCTGCTCGTGCAGCCAGTTCGACCGCTGGCTCCAAGGCTTCGCGTAGCTGATCGGCTTGCCGTCGCGCCCCGTCACGGTCAGGCGACCGCCATCCCATACATCGCGCAGCGCCTGGATGTAGTCCCGCCCTCGGATGACATCCTCTTGCGTCACAGATGCAGGAAGATCCCTGTTCCCCTTCGGTCCGGACGCGAGCAGGTTGTTGTAGACCAGCGTGCCGATGACCGACTTGCTCGGCTGCTTGTCTCCAGCAGCAAGCATCTCCTCGAACCGCTTCCCGCTCATGTCGCCCTGAGGCCCCTTGTTCGAGATCTGGACGAACTGAGCTTTCAGGCCCTGGAGCTTGTCGCCGTACCTCTTCAGCGTCTCGGGGTCGGCCTCGAACTTGAACGTCTTGCCGTCGATCGTGACGGTCCGGGACGCCCCGGCATAGCTGCCGTCCTCCTTCGCCTCGATCGGGAACGCGAAGAGGCTCACCAGCGGATCGGTCTGCGTCGTCGGAGAAACGCTCCAGTTCCCCATGCTGGAACCGAGCATCCGGTCTGCCACCAGGTGGTGGCGGCCCATTATCGAGTTGATCACATCTATCCCGTTGAAGCTGGAAACGATCTGGCCGTTCAGCTGCCCGTCCAGCCCGACCGAATACTTCTTTATCTCCCCGACGTTGAGAGAAGACCCGAGAAGGTACGCTCCCGGGCCGCTCTGGAACGATCTCCAGCGGGTCTGCACGCCAAGAGGAGACGACTGCTCGCCTTCCGCGATTCTTCGGTCCAGTTGGATCGTGTGAGCCTTGGTCTCTTTCCGCTGTGCCGTCGCCGCCGCGATCGCATCCGCCAGTGCGTTCGGCCGAGCGATGGCATCGATCTCCTCCTGAGAGATCTGCAGGAAGGCGTTGCGCTCCATCTCCTCCTGCTTCGCCAGAGACTCCAGGATCGCCGGCTCAGCCTTGGCCCGCATCTCCGGGTCCATCTTGGCGAGGAACGGAGCGATCTTCTTGCGAGCCTCGCCGAACCGCTTCTCGACCAGTTCTCCGTGAGTCTGCTGCAGCAAGCGCATCGTCTCCGGCCGGCCCTGCGCCATCTCGGAGATCCCGATCCGAGACGCATCCGTCATCTGGCGCCGATTCGCGAGCCCCTCTTTGAGCGGGCTGGTCAGCGAGAAGATGTTCGCAAGGGCTTCGCGAGACGCATCGGCAGACTCGGACCGCTTCAGGCTCTGCTGCTGCATCTCCAGCTGGCCCATGCTCAGCTGCTGAGAGAGTTGGTGAGACTGCGCCGCGCGCCCCTCACGCTCGACGGCTCGCTGCTCGCCCGCCTGGGCGCGTCCCTCCTGAGCCTTGGCCAGGGCCTGGTAGAAGTCCTGCCGAGACTGGTCCTGCTGCATCTGGCGCATCCGCATGGCCATCTGCATCATGTCCGTCGCCGACTGGTCCTGGCGCATCTGCTGCTGCCCGCGCTGGGCATACGCCTGCGAGACCATCTCCCCGAGCGAAGGCCCGCTACGCTCCGGGATCACTGACTCCTGCTGCCTGCGCTGCTTGTACGGGCTGGGCATGATCGTCTCCTACCAGGGCATGTCCGGCCCGCCGCCCGGCCGACCAGTCTGCCCATGCATCGTCGGGTCCTGCTGAGTGCTCTCCGGGGCGCCACCCATGCCGCCCATCATGAACGGCAGCATCATGAGCGATGAGAAGTTCGGAGCCGGCGAGAATCTCCCGTTCATCTGGTCAACGCTCTGACCGATGGACCCGCCCAACGAGCCACCGATCCCGGCCCCGACTGCCATTCCTACCGGGCCACCTACCATGCCGAGGGCGCCGCCGATCAGGGCTCCCGCCCCACTGCCGATCAGCCCGCCACTGCCGCCCTTCTTCGCCCGCTTGGCCTGGTTGCGCATGAACGCTGCACGCTGCCCCTCCATCACAGCCCCAGCCAGATCGCGAGCCCCCATGAACTGGCGATCCTGCTGGAGCATCTGAGCCTCCTGCAGCGCCGAAGCGATATCCGAGAAGGAGGCCCGCATCGCCTCCTGCTCCATCCCGGCCGCGAACCCAGGGCCGAGCCCCTGCTGGCCAGCCGCCGTCCCGGCCTGGCGCCCGAGAGCCTCTCTCCCGGCTAGAGCCGACTCGACACCCATCGTCGAAGCAAGATCCGCAGGGTTCAGCCAGGACTGAGCCTCCGGGCTCTGGTACAGAGCCGAGAGCGTGTATGCAGGAGCCCACATGCTGCGGCGATACGCCTTGTCGCCCATGTTCCAGTTGGCACCCATCTGCTGGAGATCAGCCGTCCGGCCGCCGCCACCCGGGACCTTGAAGCCGCGCATCTGCTGTGGGAACGCCATGATCTATTCCTCCTGGCTCACCGTTGGAGGCTGTGGAATCTCGTACTCGGTCCACTCGATTGTGGATCCAGTGCGCGATGCCGACAAGACCTCTCCATCGGGGTCTTTGCTCCAGACGCGCACCTGAGCGTCCAAGGGCTTCCCGGAGACCAGATCCCTGAGGTACTGCTTCATGTCGGCGTGCGTGTAGGTGTCGAACTCGAACTCGGCCTCGACCCGGCCCCGGCCCTCCAGCTCGAACCCCTGGCGAATGCACCAGAAGTCTCCGAACGCTGCACTGTTGGCGTACACATCGTCGAGAACTCCGCGAAGCAGGGTCGTCGCCTGAGCCCTCAGGGCCGGCGTGATCTCCTGGCGGACCCACATGTGAATGCGCATGTAGTACATCAGTCGCACTCCTCTTCGGTGATCTTCTTCAGCTCGGCGACCGTTGGTCGCGGGGCCTCCAGTTGAGCCGAGAGCTTCTCGACGATGGATCCAGCGAGCTGGAACTCGCGTTTCTGCTGGACGTTCCAGTTACTCTGACTCAGGACCGCCACCAGGAAACGCTTCTCTTCTTCAGTGAGTCTCATGTCGTTGCGTAGATCCTTATGTACCCGGTCGTTGGCGTCCCACCGAGATCGTAAACCACCTTGATCCACGCAGCCTCGGTCGCCCCGGCCGTATCGCAATCCTCTACCCCGAAGTCCATATTTGCAAGCCCGCCAAGCACGAGCTTGTATGCCGGGATCGAAGAGACGCCGATGCCGAGCCGGTTGTTCGCCATGTCGCCCCACAAGAGCGTGGTGGCGTTGGAGTTCGTGTTGCCAAGGCGGAACTCATCGGTCACGGCGGCGGCCGATACGTCAACGTCGTAGCCGATGCAGAGGTTGTCCGAGCCGGTCGTAATAGAGTCACCAGCCAGGTAACCGAAGGCGTGGTTGCGATTTCCGGTAGACAGGTAGAGGGCCTGGTGCCCGAATGCGCTGTTATATTGGCCCGTAGTGTTCGAGTTGAGGGCCTTATACCCGAAGGCGCTGTTGTACTCGCCCGTGGTGTTCGAGAAGAGGGCCTTATACCCGAAGGCGTTGTTGTAGGATGCCGTCGTGTTGAAGTAGAGGGCCTGATACCCGAAGGCGTTGTTGCGCTGACCCGTGTTCGAGTTGAGGGCAGTATGCCCAAAGGCATTGTTGGACTCGCCCGTGGTGTTCGAGTAGAGGGCGTAATACCCGAAGGCGTTATTGTACTCGCCCGTGTTCGAGAAGAGGGCAGCATGCCCGAAGGCGTTGTTGTACGAGGCCGTGGTGTTCGAGTAGAGGGCCTGATACCCGAAGGCATTGTTGGACGCGCCCGTGGTGTTCGAGTAGAGCGCCAAATGACCGAATGCGCTGTTGGACGAGGCCGTAGTGTTTGAGCGGAGGGCAGCATACCCAAAGGCGCTGTTGTATTGACCCGTAGTGTTTGAGTAGAGGGCGTAATACCCGAAGGCATTGTTGTAGGATGCCGTCGTGTTCGAGCGGAGGGCGTAATGCCCGAAGGCGTTATTGTAGGATGCCGTAGTGTTCGAGAAGAGGGCGTAATACCCGAAGGCGTTGTTGTACTCGCCCGTGGTGTTCGAGCGGAGGGCAGCATGCCCGAATGCGCTGTTGGACGCGCCCGTGGTGTTCGAGTAGAGCGCCAAATGACCGAATGCGCTGTTGGACGAGGCCGTAGTGTTTGAGCGGAGGGCAGCATACCCAAAGGCGCTGTTGTATTGACCCGTATCGTTCG